ATGTGTGGGCGTTTTGCACAAGCTCAAACGCGTGAAGAATACCTGGCTTACCTGTCCGATGAAGCTGATCGCGACATCGCATACGACCCTGAACCTATTGGCCGATACAACGTCGCGCCCGGCACCAAAGTGCTGCTTTTGAGCGAACGCGACGAGCAGCTGCATCTTGATCCGGTTTTTTGGGGTTATGCGCCCGGATGGTGGGATAAGCCGCCACTGATTAACGCTCGCGTCGAAACCGCGGCCGCAAGCAGAATGTTTAAACCTCTGTGGCAACATGGCCGGGCGATCTGCTTTGCAGATGGATGGTTCGAATGGAAGAAAGAAGGTGACAAGAAACAGCCTTATTTTATCCATCGGGCAGACGGTCAGCCGATTTTTATGGCGGCGATCGGCAGCACACCGTTTGAGCGAGGCGATGAGGCAGAAGGTTTTCTGATAATAACGTCTGCCGCTGACAAAGGCCTAGTGGATATTCACGACCGCCGGCCCCTGGTCCTATCGCCAGAAGCGGCCCGGGAATGGATGCGCCAGGACGTTGGAGGGAAAGAAGCGGAAGAGATTGTATCTGACGGCTCTGTACCAGCTGAGATGTTTATCTGGCATGCTGTGACCCGTGAAGTAGGAAATGTAAAAAATCAGGGGAGAAAATTGATAGAACAAATAGATATATAATCTGATGTACTTTTGATGTGTACTTTATATTTGGTTCAATATTATCTCACTTTAAGAAAGAAATATATTTGCAGCCATCGGACCACTAAGCCCATTTATACGATAAAATTCAACACGAACGCCAGGTTTTAACGTTTGGCTTTCATTATTTCTTAATGCAGAAATATGTAAAAAAACATCTTTCCTGCCATCTGATGGGATAATCAATCCCTTTCCGCTCTTGAAGTCAAAACTTTTGACAATTCCTGTCATTTTACGAGACAAATATTTTCCTAATGGCAATCCAGATTTGACTATACAGGATTGGTTAATAATAGCCAATCCTATTTTATTGGCCTTCCGGAAGGCTAAAATAAAATTTGCTTAATCATTCAGCACGTGCCTTAATGGTTTGACTGATTCGTTGCGATGATGAATCTAACTTTTCCAAAAGCCGTTCTCATAACCAGGTGTTATCTCTGATACCTCCTCCTCTTGAGTCCATACATATACCAGCATACGTTTCTTATCATGAGCTTGCTTGTCAGTTGAAATGTTCAAACGGAGTTTGTATGTCATCTAAAATCATAGGTCTTGTTAAGTGGTTTAACGAAGATAAGGGGTTTGGCTTTATCTCCCCACTCGATGGAAGTAAAGATGTTCTTGTTCACACTTCTTCCCTGCGGGGAGAAACATTTAATACTCTTTTTGAAGGACAAAAAGTCAAATTCGCTATCATAGCTGGAACTAAAGGTCCAATCGCTGCCAATGTGACACTTTGCGATAGATAATTTTTAGATGGTTTACTTAAGCCAGCATGACTTTATCAGTGAAAGGTGATGTTCGGTTACTCACATCATTACAACAGGCCAGCATATTTACTTACCATCAAGTTTGCTGACCGATGTGATGAAATGCAGGACTGCTGCATGAACAGTCTCAAAGCAGAAGCTAACTGCTTATAAAATACTAAAGTGCGTAAGAGGTTAGGCAGCCTCCAAAAGCATCACTTCTTATTTTTTTATTAATTTTTTTAGAAGCGCTGGGGAAATTTGAATAAAGCACAGCAGTATGGGCACACCAATTGAGCCCCCTTTTGTACACGATTGTAACTATGTTCGGAATCTTTTGAGCAGTTTGGACATGGGCATTTTACTAAATAATTTCGGGGGAATTGAGTGTTTTTACGTGCTGACATAGACTTCTCCAGTTCAAATGGACCGTTACAGTACACGTTAAGTCAGTATAATGCTTGTTTTAATTTCGAAAGAGGCAAAAAAATGAACAAACAGCCCCCTTTCGAACACCTGCAGGGGCTAAAAGCCCTAAAAATACATGGTGATATATGAAAAAAGTAATCATTTTTTTTAATGGTAAGCCAAGTAAAGTTATCACTGTGCTTAAAGGTGTGACATCAATATGCGAAGAATATCCTAATGGAGAAGTGATAAACCTTCAGATCATGTCAGCAGGTTTTCCTTCTTTAACAGGTGACCATGAAGTGGTCTATGTGGCTTCAGATCGAGAGCTTACCTCTCAGGAAATATTAGATGCGGCGCAGAAGTATCTTTGACGCTTGGGATTCAACGCCAACATTCATGAAATCATTATTATAACTACGTTTAATTATTATAGCCTGCTTAACGCAGGCTTTTTTTACCCCCACACAAACATTTATAATTAAGACGTGTACATCCAACGCCATGGCAATATGACTTTATTGCTGAAGCAACCATAAGGCTTCCATGAAAATCCTACATTACACAGTATTAATAGTTATTGAAGCCCCATTCTCAGATAATAATATCAACCCTCTTATCTTAGGTCTCTTGCATGACCGAAACTATTCAAATAAGTCAAACCGAGGCGTTAAACTACCATCCCATGCATTCATTGGTTCAGAGGGTCAGGCAGTTTTAGAGTGGGAATCTGAAAAAGATGGAGCAGAAAAACTAAAAAAAAGACTCTACCAGATGCTGCATGGAATTACACGTTTAGAAGAGTCTCCCACAGCAATTTTTCTAATGATTTGCCCAGAAGATAAAACCTTAACCTTTGTTTCAAGACTTAAAGTAAAAAAATGAACATCGATATTTTAACCTTCACCATCTGAAAATACCGTGACCGTGAAAACTGCGAAAGAAAATCATGAGGCACATCAGTAAATTTTGTATCATTTGCTAAGCATTGCTGTTACATTCGGTTTTATGATGAATCCTCCTCAGCGGCAGGGCTAACTAACCTGATGATTTGTATATCAAGCGGCTCATCGTGAATTTCTGAAGCAGCGAGTCACGAGTGGTTAGCTCAATGACTCACCGGGAGGCACCCGGCATCATATCCATAAGCCCCTGTATAATTGCAGGGGCTTATTTACATTACAAAAGCATAGCAGTAGACATATTACTCTTAATACTCATAGCCGATAATTAGGTTCGAATGAATATACCGTTTAAAGAATCATCTAACTTTTATTAGGTCTGAATACCTCGTAGTATATCGTGGAGATAACATATCCCGTTTCATCTGCCATTGCTGCTGTATGCCCTGCCCGGCAAAATAAAGCGTTCCCTTTCCATCTTTCGCGTTCAGATAATCCAGAACTTCCATCAACCTATCGCTACCAGCGCGCGGCGCGTTCTCGTCGAACAAGTTGAGCTGGGCCACACCATGGCTAAAGAAGTCACCCAGCATAATGCCGGCTTTCTGGTAACGGTGTCCGTCTTTCCAGATTTTGTCCAGGCACTTTACCGCGGCGTTAATGATGTCGCGTGAATCCTGAGTGGGGGTAAGAAGCTTGATGGACGCACTGTTACCATAATACGGCTCGTTAAGCGCAAAGGGAGAGGTTTTCACGAACGCAGAGATAAACCGGCAATACTGGTGCTCACCACGAAGCTTTTCAGCACCACGGGCCGCATAGCTGCAGATGGCCTGACGCATCTGCTCATATTCTGTGACGCGTTCACCAAAAGACCGGCTGCAGACGATTTCCTGCTTAGCTGGTGCAAACTCCTCCAGCTCGAGGCATGGCTCGCCGCGCAGCTCCCTGACCGTTCGCTCGAGTACCACGTTAAAGTGCTTGCGGATAATCCAGGTGCTTTGTTCTGAGAGGTCCAAAGCCGTTTTGATGCCCATGGCGTTAAGCTTCTTACTGATGCGCCTGCCGACGCCCCAGACGTCCTCCACCGGAACCAGAGCAAGCAGTCGGCGCTGGCGATCGAGATTGGACAGGTCCACTACCCCGCCTGTTTGCCGCTGCCATTTTTTGGCTGCGTGGTTTGCCAGCTTAGCGAGTGTTTTAGTCTGCGCTATACCAACACCGACTGTCAGGTGCGTGCGCTTCAGAACCGTCGCACGGATCTCTTTGCCGAACTCCGTAAGGTCCCGGCAGTTGCGAACACCAGTAAGATCGCAAAAAGCCTCGTCAATGCTGTAAATTTCGACGCGGGGGCTCATTTCCTCCAACGTTGTCATCACCCGGTTGGACATGTCAGCATAGAGCTCGTAATTACTGCTGAAGCAAACAACACCAGCGCGCCGGAATAGATCCTTTTGCTTGAAGAAAGGCTCTCCCATTGTAATTCCAGCGGCTTTAGCCTCGGCGCTGCGCGCGATTACGCAGCCGTCATTATTCGAGAGAACGACAACCGGGCGCCCTCTCAGGTCAGGCCTGAATACGGTCTCGCAAGATGCATAGAACGAATTCACATCACAGAGCGCAAACATACTCAGCTCGCCGATTTGACGATGAAAGTAACAACGCCGAAAACGTCCAGCGTATCTTCGCTGCCTACAACAATCGGACTGTAGGCGCTATTCATTGGGATGAGTTGGACTGTCGGGCGTAGCTGCAGGCGTTTAACAGTAAATTCCCCTTCCACAGCGGCGATGACAATGTCACCGTGCTCAGCTGTGCGCGAGCTGTCCACCACCAGCAGATCACCATCGCTGATCCCGGCTTCGATCATTGAATCACCTGCGGCTTTGACGAAATAGGTGGAGCTCGGATGAGCGACAAGTAACTCATTGAGATCGATACGCTGTTCAACGTAATCAGCTGCGGGGCTTGGGAAACCACACTGAACTAAGTCACTGAAAAGCGGGAGAGCGATAATTTCTCGCAGTTCTGTTGGCCTGATGAATTCCATTGCACACACCTCAAATACTGTTTTTATATACAGTAGTTTTATTTGTAAGTGTCCGCAAGATACAGGCCCTATCGTCACTGCTTAAAGCTTCGCCGTTTCGTTTGTAAGTTTCTCTCTCGTTTCGAATTATCTCTTTTGTAAATTTTTCGATAATGGCAGCGTGTAAGCAGACCCGAGTGAGACAAAGCCAGTTGAGTACCTGCACGGGCTGCGGCTGAAAGCTAAGACTTCATGATTCCGCTATTTTTAGCTTAAGCTCCTGGAGCTCTTTCTGTGTTGTCTCTAACTGTTTAATGACGTAGTTCAATGCCAGCACGGTATCAAGCAGCAGCACGTTACTGTCCAGCGCTAAAGTACCCGCCCCGCGAACAATCTCACCCTCTTCATTTTCGCACGGGCTACCCGGAACCTCTTTCACATAATCCGGATCGATCTGCATGACATCCTGCGCTATAACACCGCGACGTACTCTGCCTTCATCATCATTTTTATAAATGAACGTAGAAGGTTTCAGGGCTTTGATATTGCTGTAGGACTGACGGCCATCATTGTAAGTGATCTCTTTTTTCAGCGAGGCATCTGATGTTGGCTGTTTAGAAAATATATAGTTACCAATAAAGCCGCCATTACCTGAGACAGCAATATCGCCTGTGGTCAGGCTGAAGGCAAAGATACGAGTACCTGCCGAGCCACCGTCCCCGTGAGTAACGATCTGTATCTCAGCCAGTTTGCCGTGCCGCCGCTGATTGAACCCATAGCGGTAGTAGCATGATAACCTCCTGAGCTATATGTACTCCAGCGCAGCGCTGGAACATACCCTGCATCGTTAGGTGTTACCAGGTTAGTACGGGAAAATGCATTATTAACGTTGTTCTGGTCATTTATATCGAGATAACCGCCACCACCACCGAGACCCGGAGCAAGGTGACAATTAGCCTGATATATGCCACGAGGAGTCCAGCGGAAATCAGCATTTGAGCTTATACCGTCATAGAGATTCATTTGCACGCGGGATAAATCAGTTCCTGAACCACGTACAGCGCCTAGCCTCCAAGTGCCAGCATAGTAATTACCAGAAAGCCAATTAACATAATTCTCAACCGGACCGTCTGAAGCAACGTTACCCAAAGTAATAGCCTTATTTCCGCCAGACCCTGAAGCAACTCCCACTATGTTTCCTGCAGATGCAACAACGCCACCAGTAACAGTCCCACCTGCTTTACCTTCTATTGTCTCAAGACGCGCATCGTCCCCTGCTGCCACCGTTCCGGCCTCTGTTCCAACGTTCCTGGTGGCGCTGTCTCCTAAACCGAGGTTTGTGCGACTCCCTTCTGCAGTCGTTGACCCTGTACCTCCCTGCTCTAAAGGCAGGGCACCATTAGTACCTTTCTGGGCCAGTTTGCCGATACCAGGGATAGTTACGGAGGTTCCGTTGATCGTAACGGCAATGTTCTGGTTGGCTGAGGTTGTTGCGAACGTCTCCCACGCGCCAATGTTCTCGTCATACTCTTTGATGAGCTGCGACATTGCCTGTGCCAGTCCGTCGACAGAGATATTGTCGGACACCAGGATTCCATACTTCTGACCACTCAGTGCCGGAGCGGCGGCAGGTGTAACCGTCATCGAGGTGGAGCTATCCACGCTTGAGATCTGGAAAATTTGAACCGGGCTCGACATGACGATAATCGTCTGGCCAGCGCGAACCTGGCTGGCAGGTGCCGTCCAGTTAGTACCCGTCCCTGTGGCGGTATTTCCGTTGATAGCAATGGTTCCAGTGTTATAAAGCATGAACTACCTCACGATAATAACGATCGCTTGAAACGATCAATCTTGTAAAATTGATCGCTCATATCAATCTGACTATTTTTTAAACTCTAATAAAATGGATATTCCCGCAGATACAGGAATGTAGAAATGAAACGATTATTTGCCGTGGCACTTTTGCTGGCGGCTGGCTGTGCCAATAAAGACAGAGACTATGCCTTCAAAATGGATTACCCGGTGGATGCGGCGCGCATATCTCTTGGGGGAGATATTCACGTAAATATCGACTGCGCTACGAGGGAAGTTAACGTAATTTCAGATAGCAGCAATGGAATTTTCAGCCGACATATAAATAAGCGGCTCAGCAACATCTGTTATAAGAAAACGGATAAGCTTGATGTTGTATACCGATTCGAACCTGCAAAGGGTGTAAAGCAAGACATGATCGCTACTCAATACCCCCGCGTCCCGCCAGTATCAAATTCCGACAAACTGAGCGATGGGAATTCGTAACCCTCGTCCCTGTAGTATCTGGCTCCAGTTGCGCTGGTTTTTGGATATATACCTGCCCTGCAGCTGTGAGCCAGTCCACCTTAAAGCGATCCCTGAGTAACCTGTCACCCCGCCATCATCACTTAGATTTCCCGGACAGTTGTTAATCAGAATCCACGGATTAAAGCCGAGGTTTATCGTAAAGGTATTGTTCTGCAGATCATAACTCGCTGGCACATCAAAAAAACCAACGACCCTGGGCATTTTCGATGCTGATACAGCGCTCCAGATAAGGTTTCCACCAGCGTCGAATACATCAAGGTAACCGCTCTGCATTCCAATATTTCGCGTCGTGCGTATCATCCTCCCTGCATTATCTTCAAGAAGATCGGCGCCGGGTAAACCATACTTATTTGCATCCAGTTGAAGCCAGCGCAAATTCCCGTCATTCCAGAATTGTTGTTGGGTAAATCCCAGCGTGCTTCCGTCACCAAACGGGCTGTCTACACGGTAAAACCCTTTTTCAGTCACAGCCCCCAGAGAACGCTGATCATAAAAAAGGGTGGACCTGTTTTGCGAATCGACGAGCAACTTCCCGGCACTGTTGTAAACTTCGAATCCGCTCATTGAAAGTTATAAACCTCAACTGTAAAAGTGAATGCAGGACTACCGGTGATAGGCAAATAGAATGCAGTGAAGCCGCCATTAAAAGCGCGGCAATAATATTCATTTGCAGTTACGTCAGTTGTTACAATTGATATAAATGAACCATCCTGGGTTATACCGGAAAATGAAACGTCTTTCGCCGTTTCCCCGGCAGCAAATGTTACTGTTGTGCTTCCAATATAGCGGATAGCATAATCACTTAAATCAACGGAAATACGCCCTGCTCCGTCCCAGCATTGCAACCCCTGTGGCATTACCATAACCCCATTCTGACACGCAGCACGTTGTTGCTGTCGTAGATTTGAATGAGCGTGCTGGATATCAACATCCTGCCGCCGCCACCCACACCGTTAATTTCAAACGTTCCCCCTTTATCAAGCTTCCAGCCTACAGAGCCAGCCACATAATTATTGGACTGAATAAAGTTGCCGATTTTGGCGTTCTCAATGGTACCGTCCTGAATGAAGCTGGCCCGGATGAATGTCTGCCCGTTCTGGATCACGAACGGCAAAGCCACGCTGTTACCGGCTGCAGTAGTCACGGCAAAACGGTCGGCCAGGAAGATAACCTGCGACTGCATCCCTGATGGCGTATTCTCCACCCCGATCCCCATTCCTGCGGCGTAATACTGGCCATTACTCGTTACCCCAACCTTGATGTTGTACATCGCGCTGAGTTGGCCGTTTACGTTCGCAATGGCTTGGGCGTTGGTTGTTATCGCCGCCGTATTACCGTTTATGGTCGCAGTAATGGCGTTTATCTGCGTCGCCGTGGCCTGCTGATAATTCGAAACCGTCTGGCTCAGACTGTTGATGGATGCCGTATTACCGTTGACGTTCGTCTGCAGGCTCAGCAATGCGCGTGCCGTTGCCTCCCTGTCAGTGACGATCACCTCATCAATGCGGTCCAGCTGCGCGCTGTTACCGGCAACCGATGCCGACAGGGTTTTACGCGTGGCCACCTGGGCGAGATTGGCCTGGATTATCGCAATTGCCGAGTTCTTCACGCCTCCTGTCATGCCGTCCATCGAAACAGAAATCTCGTCTATCTTCACTTCGGCCTGCGCCAGCCCGTCAGCGTTCTCCTGGATGTCTTTCGCCTGCTGCTCGAGCTCGTCGGCATGCTTTATGATTTCATCCGCCATGCCTGCAACTTTTTCGTTGCTGTCCACCGCGTTCTCGATCAGGTCTTTGAAGGTATCAGAGTCTTTAATCTCCTCCAGGATCAAATCGGTGATGTCGGACACATCGATACTGGCCTGACCGCGCACCCATTCTGTGTAACCTGATTCGTTGCCGCTGCGGTCCACCAGCTGCGCGCGGTACCAGAAAATCTGCCCAGCCTTAAGACCCATCTGCTGATATTTGCGCTGCGGGTAAGGCACATCGGCCAGCAGCATTGCATCGTCTTCGGTACCGGTCAGGCTGTACTGAATTTCGGTCTTCAGCGTGTCGTCGGTATTCGCCGGGAATACCCAGTTCAGCTCGATACCGAAAACCACGTTTTCAGAAGCGATGAAGCCAACCGGCTTCGGTGGATTGCCCACTTTACCCGTCAGTGTTTTCTCTTCTGAATACTCCCATCCGGATGAAATTTCAGCGGCGTTGATTGCACGCACGCGCACCAGGTAGCGCCCGGCATAAATCCCCGGGACGTCGAATGACGTGGTGGAGCTGCGCGGCACGTTAACCCAGTTCCCGTCATTGCGGCGCCATTGCGCTTCATAGGCGATAGCGTTCTGCGCCTGCTCCCAGCTGACGCGCATGGTTTCGACGCTGATATTCTGCTGAACTACCGAAAACGAGCTGATCGCGATGTTGGCTGGCGGCGACTGGTTGCCCGGCGGGATCACGCTCACCGGCCGCTGGTCAATGATGGCTCCGGTATCAATGCGATCGAATTTATCCGGATCGTGATTTGCACCGACGATTGTGAACGTGCCGTCATTATTATCAGTTACTGTAATAACGCGATACTGCTGTGCGTAAAGCTCATCAGACTCAATGACCCATACGGCCTCAGCCTGCGGAAGTTCACTAAAGGCGGTTGTCACGGTAACCATTTCGCCGGACAGGGACTGAATCGTACGGGATTGGGTAATACCCGACGGCAGGTTTACCATTATCCTGTCACCGGCCTTAGCACTTGGTACCCGGTCAAGTTTGAGAACACGCCCATTAACCGCGGATAATCGACCGCCTAAATCTCTTCCTGAAAGATTTCGATCAGAAACAGCAATTATGTAGCCCGGCTGAGGAATATTACCGTCCAGACCAACGTCAAACGTTACAATCCTATCTTTATTGTTGGTCAGGATCCCCCAGCGCCCTTTCCTGTTAGCCTCAGACTGCCGGGTGCAACCGATGGCGGTGATCTCGAGCTGGTTGAAACCATAGCGCGCCACCAGCTCCTGTTCGAAGACTGGCTCCATTGCATCAGCATAGCCATTTGCCGGATCAGACCAGGATACAAGAGCGTTTGTGTAGCGACTTTTAGTTGTGCTACTGGAATACACAAATTTGCCGTCGACTACGTTAGCGTGCGTGTAGGTAAAATCGACATCTCTCGGCATGTCTGCAAGGGCAACAATCTGGTCGTCTCCCCAGTAGGTCATGCCTCGAAAAATGGCGGCAAAATCTCGCAGGACGGTGTAAGCGTCATTTCGATCTTGAATGTATACGTTGCAGGTGTAACGTGGTTCAGTTCCGCTGCCGCCCTTACCATCCGGTACCGATTGATCACAATATTGAGCGACCTGATAAAGAGTCCATTTGTCGATGTTGGCTGCCGTTAGCCGATTACCAAGGCCGAAGCGGTCAGTGACCACCAGATCGTAAAATATCCACGCAGGGTTATTCGTCCATGCCCACTTAAATGCGCCCGTCCAGGTGCCGCTGTACGTTCGTGTTTCCGGGTCATAGGTATCGGGCACACGAATAACACGTCCGCGAGGCTCGCAGGAAATTTGCGGAATTGAGCCATTGAACTGGCTCGAATCAAATTCGATGTACAGTAGCGCGGTGTTCGGATAGCGAAGTTTGGCGTCGATTACTTCTGTGAAGCTTTGTAGCGTCATCGTGTCGCCAATCTTCGCGCTATTGGCATCGGCTGTAATTTTGCGCAGCCTGATGGTCCAGGTGCTGCCCGCCTGAGGTAAATCAATACGGTGGCTGCGTTCATAACCAGAGGTGGTTTTCCCGGTCACGCTGGTATTTAGCACCGTCTGCCAGGTGCCACCATCTGTCTGCATGTCAATTGCGTAGTTGACCGAATAGCCAACCAGATCGCCATCGTCCTCCTGTTTGAAGAGAGAAGGCCATTTTAGACGCAGGCGAACAGCTGAAAGCTGCGTATTGGTGAACGTGCGCGTCCACGCTGTAGAGCTGGAAACTTCGGAACCTACATTGATTTCATTTTCGGTACCTGGGATCCCTTGAATGTATTTTTGCGCCTGAGTTCCAGAACGAAACTCCCACGCCACGCCGCTGAAGTTCTGTGAACCATCTGCGTTCTCAAGTGCGGTGCCATCGAGATAAATATCGCGCGCGGTAAGTCCACCAGCAAACTCCCCCTCTCCCAGCGCGAGAAGGATTTTTGCCTTGGCAACTGACTGCAGGTCGTCTGGCTGTTCTGTAGGAGTTCTTGAGCTTGAACTGCCGCCCTTGCGGCCTTTAATAGCGGTTGCTATAGCCATATTGCGCCCATAAAAAAAGCCACCGGGAGGTGGCTTGTTGATAAATCTATTTACTGTTGGTCTTCTACATAGATACCGGCGGAGATGATCGCGCCACCTATACGGCGCCGTCCGTACAAGAGTGGTACCGGATTGCCCTGAGCTGTCGTATTTGTTACTCCACCAAAGGCATAACTGGCCTTGTTGTCTGCCGATTGCTTGCTGGCAAGTCCGGTTGTCTGTGGAGATAGCATCTGCACAACACCGCCAAGGGCCATCGCAGCGCCAAATTGCATTAGAGGAACGCCGACAGCACCACCGCCAAAGTATGACGCCACAGCACCAACTGCGACCAAAGCCACGCCTAAGATGGTCTGGAATACTCCACCACGTTTACTCCCGATGATAACCGGCGCGATACGGATGTCAGCTGTACTCTGATCCATAGAGAGCTCATCATCGTTCAGGTTACGCTTACCGCTGAAAACAGCATAGGTTAGGCCGCGCTGCTTGCTGGTATTCAAAAAACGCTCGAAGCCTGGCACGATAACGCACAATGCTCGGATAGCTTCTTTTGGTGAGGCTACTGAAAGTTGGAATTCACGACCAAATGTTGCACCGAGAATCCCATAAAGGCGAATGATACGCTTAGATTCAGCTGCTAAAATCGACATATTGTTTCCATAAAAACATTTGCATAACAGGCCATGCTTTCTGATGTAATACGCACTAATGATCAAATCACCTTTAACGGTAAAATGATTACAAACGATTCAATAAGGCATTTAATTTCTAATCCTACTAGCGAATTCAGGATGCTTAATATTGAAAACAACAAAACTATCGGGGCACTGCTTTGAAACCGATGAATAGTAGGTCATACAATCATCTGGCTTTGCTTCATCTGTAGAGTGATATACGCCATCTACCAAAGAAAGTGTAGGTGTTAGATACGTCGCTTTCGCTAATTCATTACTTAAAGATAAAAATTCTTTTGGGTAAGCAGTTGCACATGACATGAGCGCCTTGTTAATAATATTTTTATCACCTATGCAACTTAAGGATGCATTAAGATATGCATCCTGCAAGTCAGTACGCAACTCAATTACTGTCGGCTCAACGAATTTAACCCCAGTAAGAACCCCAATCAAACCCAAGCCAGTTCCGATTAGCGCAAGAGTTGAACCATTATCGAAACATAAATCGTTCCATACACACCATCTAAAAAGGAAATACGCAACTGAAAAAGAGGTAACTAACCCTCCTAAACCAGCCCATAAATTGCCATTCTCACCGAAAGCGTTCTTACAAAAAAGATATATACCTGCAAATAGCGATATCAATACCAACAATTTTACAGCATTGAAGAAAATCTTACTTATTATAGGCACATTATATCCTTAGAATGTTATATCGTAGCTGATATTATTATACATTCATGGACCGATGACGAGTGATTAACATCGTCCTTTCACGCCAGTAACCGCCATACGGTATTCGCTGGCTAAGATGTCCATATAGATGATGCAGAAGCATGTTCCCCTCCAATAAGATTCCTGAATGGTTCCACTTATTCGATTCCACCTGCATGATGATCAAATCTCCCGGCATCGGTGATCCACTGAATTCGCGGAAACCACACTCGTACCAGCAATCCTGATAGAAGTTGTCCGGGTAGTCGTTCTCCCACCAAGGATAATCTACACGGTAATCCTTAAGCTCGATCCCATGCTCCTGCCGGAAATAGCTCATCACTAGGCCCCAACAGTCGAAGTGTCCGAGCACAAACGGGCGCCCGAGCAACGGTAATTCACCGCGGGGAGTAATGGTGCGAAAGTCTCCTTCAGGCCAACTGACAATATGCCAGGGCAGCAACGTTGCATCGCATTGAGCCTTGTCCAGTTCGCTTGGTTGGGTCGTCGCGTCGGGGTGGCTATGTACGATTCCCGTTATCGTCCCCCAGTCTTCAGCAGCAGCGTAATCCTCTGGCGAAAGGTGAAACTGTTCCGTTGGTTCGGCAGCCAGATTACGGCATGGGAAATAGCGTTCCACCCGACTTTTCTGCGCTATTACACCACAGCATTCGCGGGGATATTCTTTCGCGGCATGCACCAGGATGTCCTGAATTGTTTTCTGACGCATGTTAACTCCTGATCAAAGATGTTCCAGGAAAACCACCGAAAGGAAGTTCATTGTGTTCACCAAACCGAAGCTTGCAGGCGGTGAGCGTGCCGTTACATTCATCCAATGAGGGATCGCTTACCGGATTGTTGTTTTTGTCGAAGTAAAGCGTGCCCGTATAATCGCACCCATCGCCGGTGCGGTACTTATTCCGGATGCACCAGGTACACAGGGAATGAAGCTGCCTGGTCGGGATCATCAACCCCTGCAGATCCATCGGGCTGGTAAGAACAAACTCGATACTTTCACCGGGAAGCTCGCTATTTTTACCGTCGATATAGAAAACCCGCTTTCTCACCTGCAAGGGATCTGCTGTTGGATTTCCATCCGGGAAATTGCGCTCATCCAGGTAATGCGCAAAAGTGTCATGAATCGTAACTTTGGCCTGCAGCATATCGTCATAGGCCAGACAGAGCGCAGTGATAGAACTGTCAATGTTGGCAACGGTGAGCTTCGGCTGGGCGCTACTGCCATCGGTTGAAGCTTCCAGTCCCTCGAGCTTATATGGCCAGGCACCATACTCTTCGCCCTGCCACCAGATACTCTTAGCCTTTAACTTAGATTCGTCGCCATCAGCAGCCGAAATTTCTTCTTCAGTATGCGGGAGGTTATAAGCGTGAAAGCGCAGAACGTCGTCCAGACCAAACACAGAACCGTCTACCTCAAGAAGACGTATTTTTTCACCCGGTTCGAGGCGTTGATAATCTTCAGTAATCATGGTGCGTATGCCTGTTTGAAGGTTGCTTTTATGGTCATCACTTTGCTGGATAGCGGCTGGGCTTTAATGGAATCAGCTTCAATCCGGTATAAACCGGTTTCGCCAACAGGAGACGTCCAGATAAAGGATTTTGTGATGTGCTTGCGGCAAAAACTCAGCACATCGAGCATCTCTGCCTTTTTTCCCGTTAAGGTCATCGGCCATGACTGTTTTTCAGGATTGATGCCTTCACCGGCGATCTGTTCAAAGCCGTCTCCAAAGGAAGCAGAGCGCGTTACGTAAGTAAACTCCCCTTCCATGCCCGCCTGAATCTGGGTTCGCCAGATAAATGTTTCGATCGCCAACTTTCCTCCGGGTATAAAAAAACCCGCCGAAGCGGGTCAATTGCTTAACAAAAATGATGTGTTCTTAAATGGAGTAACGTTGAAGTGCTGTCTGGCCATAAAATCAATAAGGTAACATCGCGCGGATTTCAGCATACCATTCGTTGACAGCGGGGATATCCCTTAAGAGCCAGAATCCTACGCCAATTAGCAAGAAGCTCGCTCCAAACTCAAAGATAATGCTGAACCAGTATTCAAAGGGCCTGGCATCCTTATGAATGTACTCCTTTCGACTCGTTCCCTTGAATGTTTTGGTATAGATTCCCTTGCGCAGGTAGCCGAAAGACTGAACCAATGTTATAGGACCAATCAAAAAACAAGCACATACGGTAAACCAATATGAAAATCCCATCGCCCTTCATCCATTCATTGCATTAACACTATTATCGCATAGAAAGAATGCTAAATACCTACGATTGAAGGGTTAGTTATCACAAAGAACAGTAGTGGGATTCGTTTAATATTAATCTTTTGAAATGTTGTCGACGAACCGTGCGTTTTTGTGATTTTATAAAGAAACTCAAAAAAAGTCGAAGCGGTCACCCCTTCACATATCTAGCAAAATGCGGGTTATGGAAAGATACCTGTCTCAGGCAGTTAAAAATACCCCACTATAAATTTAGGTTAGAGCAACCCAATATTCGCGATTGAAGTCCTATGAACAGACTGACGACACTATATATTAAAGCGCGGGCCGGGCTGTCTCCCTATGAAAAGACACCTGAAGCATCATTGATTAAAATGGCTAAGAAATGTGGCCGCAATGAAATAGCCGCCATTAACATCAGGCTCAAACAGTTCCGCTCTGAACTAGCGATGGTTGAAGAGTGGGATGGAGATCAGCAGGATATGATATGGGATGCAATTGACGAGCATTGTAAGTTATTACAACTGATCACCGACAAACAGCCCACCTGAGTAGGCTGTTTGTCGTGCTAATCGTTAGAGCCATGGAACGGTATTTCGAAGGACTGACTAAGCTTCATCGCGTTCCTTTTATTGCATTCCATAAAGGCGTCCCCGGCCGCTGCGCCTGCTCAGATATTACGTTAACTATTGCCGGCTTGAGCTGTTTGATGATATCCACATTATTTGCTGGAGCCGACCTTGTCGTTGGTTGCTCACGTCCCTGAATCACAACACCACCGACATTAACATTTATAGCGGAACTACCTCCCTGTAACCCGAACATCGGTGCGTTTCCGACGTAGCCGCCGTTTGCATACCCCTGAGCTCCACGCATAAGCGCATAGAGATTGCCAACACCAAGTGCACTGGTCGCTTCCTTCGTAAATACAAACTCACCACCATGAACTACGCCTTTCGGTTGGTATTTACCGCCATCACCGGTGTAACCGCCGCTATCGAATCCCGGCACCAGACCACCACCAGAGAAACCAAAGAACGCACCGATACCCGTTCCACCAAACGCTGACTTCATTCCATTAACCAAAGCCAGTTGTGTCAGCATCTGGGCGATGCCCTTGAGGAAAGTAGAAAGGAAGTCTGAGAAGTTAGATTTACCTGTAGTAAAAAAGTCGGTGAGCGTGCTGGCCATCCCGGTGAACGCATTGTTGGTAATCGTCTGCACCTGCGAGTAAACATTAGTCGCGCTGTCCTCAAATTCAGCCCAACCCTTTTTCACGCCGGTCAACCAGTCGCCACGCAACCTGTCCTCTGCATCATAGTAATCATTCGCCGCCTTAAGCTGCTTCTGATAGCCCTCGTCGTCAAGCGTGCCGCCGGAGTTGAACCAGCCAGAGGAAAGCTGGCTCTTTGCCAGCTCACGTTGAGCCTGACGGTCACTCATCCCGGCACCGTTCACTAATGCAGCCTGCTTCTCTGCCATCTGTGTGACGTATTTCTGCGAGGTATCCATGCGCTTATTCAGCAGTTCCTGCGCAGAAATCTGATCACCCAACAGGGCTTTCTGCCGCGCTAACTGCAGCACCTGGTCTTTACTCGCGAGCAGGGATTGCTCCTGCTTTGTCAGAGAGCGAGATCGGGAGGCCTCCTCCAGCACCTGAAATTTCGCTTCAGTCGTCCACAGATCTTTGCGCTGCTGGCTGATAGTGTCGTTCAGCCCTTTATGCTGCTGCAGCGCGCGTAACTGTGCCTGAAGCGCCAGCAGCTCGGCCTGAGCAGCGTCCGTGCTGCGATCGCCAGCCGATAAAGAGCCCTGCTTTCCGGTTTTGGTCTTTTTGCCAAAAGAAGCGACTCCTTCCCGATCCTTCTGGGTGGTTGCGGTACTTATCTTTCTGGTCGTATCGAGGTATTTACCTGCACTGATATCAGCGGCATCCCAGTCTTTTTTCAGCTGAGAGACGCTGTCGCCATAAGCGCCGGCCATTTGTTCGTTATAGTCCTGCCATCCCTGCAAAGTATCCGTTTTCGCCCAGTCAGGAATGAGATTAATCGCAGCCGCGATAGAGGAAGAAATGATCTGGTTCAGCTTCTGGAAAACGATCGCTACGCTGTAATAAATTGCGTTGAATTCCTTCAGTGTGTTTGATGCCAGCTCAGCGACCCACTGACCGATACTCTGCATAGCCCCAGACGCCCAGCCCTTGATATCCAGCCACAGGCGACCAAACGGTGTCAGCGAGTCGTAAGCCTGCTCTCCACGTTCTGCCATCGTATCGCCAAACAGGTCCATAGCCTGCGTAACGGCCGCTGTCTGGTCCTTTTGCTTCACCAGCTCATCAATGTGCTTAAGCTGCGAAACGGTCAGGAAATTATATTGTTCGTTGAGACTCTGCAGCGCTTTAACAGGATCTTTTTCGATGTCCTTATAGGCTTTGGTGATGTCCTGCGCTGAGACTATACCGGTCTGAACCGCCAGCGCCGTGGAGCCCGATGCTTTTTCAAGTTGCTGCTGTGTCAGCGATCCCATGCCAACCAGCTCAGTCATCAAACTCTGAACGGTTCCTACAGTAGCGCCAGTAGAGGCAGCAATAGACTGGGAGGAAGCCATGATCTGGAGCGCTGACGTGCCGGCAATGTTGCCAGTTCTGATAATAGCCTTGTTGATTTCGTCGTAGGCGGTGAAATAGTCCGCTCCCGCTTTGGCCGCAATCAGTACAGCGCCAGCCAGGCCACCAATGGCCACTCGGGCAGGAGTAACCATCGACAGCATAGCTTTCAGAGCATTGCCTACACCGCCAAACGAATCACGCAACTGGCCGCCCTGCTGAATAGCAACCATATAAACCGGCATACCGGAAGCAAGCGAGGTCACAATGTCGGTCATTTGCATCGGGAGATAACGCATCGCGTTGCGGTATTGCCCCGCGCTGATCGCTCCTGACTTCCACGCTTCCTCCTGCTCTTTCAGTCGGGCGATCATCGGTGCAGCACGATCGGACACGCCAAGTTGGGCTGCTTTTAGCTCTAACAGTTCTGCGCGCGTTTTTCCGATTGCTGTGACCTGCTCTTCCAGCGAATCGATAAAGGTTTTGCCCGCAGCAGCTGCACGCTTCGCTGCCTGAGCCTGCTCAATGCGAGCCCGACCCTCTGCGGTCTCAGACTCCATTACCTGTGCCAGTTTTGCCCGCGTCGTCTCAAGCACGCTGTTGTAACGAGTAAAATCCTCGTCTCCCACCAGCCCTTTACCGCGAAACTTCGCCAGGCTCTCCTGGATAGTGTCCAGCTCATCCAGCGCCTTATTTACCGGACTAATTTTATTCAGCAGGTTCTGCAGTTCCTGACGCTGCTGCTTCAGGCTTTCGCTGTTCTTCTTCTGGTTATCGATACCGGTGCGGAACGTACTGTTCAGGTCATCCGCTTTGCCTGCCGCGGCGGAAGCGGTCTCCTGAAAGCGATCCAGTGCCTGGTTACCGCGCTCCAGCTCACTGGTATTCACGCGCAGGGAAATCGTGGCGATGTCGTTACTCATTCCGCCCTCTCTTTATGCATAACTTTTAGTGCGGCGCTCTCCATGATTCGGATGTCCGAAAGCGCGGTTGCCTCGTCCTCGACGTGGTGTAGACGCATTACCCAGGGCAGCACGTTGTAATCAAGCCCTGATGCACCTCCCATGCCCGTGCGCCACTGCGTACTGACAGCCTGAAACACCAGGAATGAAGGCCATACATCTGGCCAGACGTCGATGTATTGATCGTCGTAGTCATCCGGCGTAAGCCCGTATGGCGCCAGGTCTGCCGCTGTGGGTTCAGGCGTATAGAATGCAGAGGCAACCGCTATCAGTTTTTTTCGCGCTGCCCCATCAGTTCGCGATAGTAGGTTTCAGGGATAGCCTTCATTGCAGCCGGATAGTTTTCCAGCAGCACCGACAGATTCTCCGCGTTGAATGCATCAGGGAGCGCCCAGCCAGAAATAATTTCCATCAGAAAATCAGTGGCGGTTTTGCCTTCCAGTTTTTCCAGATCAGCCAGCTCTTTGAGTGGCTTATGATTGAACGTGAAGGTCAGTACACCATCCTCATCGCCAGCGCGGGGGATCGAGACATTGGCCTTGAATGTAGGTTTGGGCTGAAGGGTGAATTTGGTCGCCATCGATACCTCTTAACGAAAAAAAGCCTCCGTGATGGGAGGCATGGAATAGTGAAAGCTCTGACGGCTAGGCGGCAGCGTCAGTCACCTTGTAGAACGTCATCGCCGGTGACTGCAGGTTCAGCACCACACTCACTGTCTCTACCTCGTTAACTGCAGTAGTTGGCGTATCGTCAAAAGATGCCGTGGCCGCCCAGTAACGGTTCTCCTTCGCCTTCGGCACGTACATATAAGCCGCAACCGTCTCTTCGTCTTCATCCAGTTGGCGCAGCAACGGATATACCGGGAGAGTTGAGTCGTGAGCAATCGAGTAGGTCTGAGAGACTGCGGATTTATAGGTATTCAGGTTTCGCTGGCGGTCGTCGCTCAGGAACTGAATCTGTGTGGTGTTCTGATCGCCACCAGATTTCGACACCTCAGTTATTTGCGGCAGCTCGGTCCATTCAAGCACCTTGCGGATCGAGCCGGTACCGCCACCAGCGGCATATTTGTTTTTGTTGGTGGTATTGATATTGCGAAGAGTTACGGCGCTTTCGGCAATCGCATCAATTTTTGCAATGACGTTATCAACACCGGACCAGTTGCAGTTCACATGAACAATATCACCCACCTTGAGTGCATCAGCTTCACTCACGGTGATCACCATGTTTTCGGCGTTTGTCGCCCCGGTGAAAGTAATGGCTGGGCCATAACCCGATGCCAGATAGACGTGAGCGCCGTTAGGCAATGCAAAGCCCATATTGGTTACTCCTTTAGAAACGGGAAAACCGGCAAAGAGCCGGTCAGGTTTAGTAGGTTGTGAGGATTAGCTGGAGATATCAGCTCGATAATTGAGACTAACGGGAACGGTATAAGAGACAGATGTAGTGATCCCGCGGAAAACACCAGGCGTTTGATCTATCCAGCATGTAAAACCCCTGCCTTCAATATCCTGCCCCTCGGGGAACAATTCAGCCACGCGATCAGCCAGGGCCACAACATCGGTACGGCCTGTGCCGGCTGGGGCCACAACGTTAATCTGGTATACACCTGAATAAATGCGGCAGCGCAATCCAAGGTCTACCGTACGCGGCGTGGCGGGCATGTCATGGACAGCAAGATAGAGCCCATCAGATGGCGGTGTGAAAGGCACGTTTTCCCAGGCAACTGGGATCCCTTCAGCATCAGCCCACTCGCCAAGCCTGGCGGCCAGCGCCGCCGCGATATCGGGGATCATTTAGTCACCTCCCTTACTGCATCCTCAAAAAATCGCTGAAACTCAGCAGCAGTAATGCGTACCATCCCTCCCGGAGCCTGGGAAGAGTGCCCCATCTCCAGTCGATACGCGTAAGGGACGTTGTTGCAGAAATAAATAGCCTTCATCCCGACTTTGAACAGCGACAGCGTGTAATTTCCTGCGCCTTTTGTCAGATTTCCGGTTTTATCGACACGGCCCGTTTCATCTGTGGTCGGTGCATCAAAAGATACCTGCCAGTTGCCCCGAAACCGTCCACCGGTATATCCGGGCGGCGCTTTGATATCCATCCCATCCACCAGTCGAGCCTTCTTCTTAAGTCGCCCGGTTTTAGTCAGGTTTGCAGGGTCCGATTTTTGCGCTTCGTTATGGTCGTATACCGCCTGATTGTAAGAAACTGCCGTCTGGTTGATGCCCCAGAGTTCGGGGTTGCCGACAGGTGACATCATCACCAGTTGATTAAGGATCCGAATGCCGACAGCACGTACGACCGCTTCCTGATTCGCTTTGGCTTTGTCCACAAACGCGGTGATGGCAGCCGTGAACGCCTTGTTATCGCTCATGCTATGCCCTCAACTGAGATTTGTAGCAGAGCACCACACCGCCCGGTTTCACTGGATTAGGCTTAACTACGCGATGCCTTACGCCGTCCATGTCGATAAGATCGCCGGTTTTAATTTCCTTCTCAGCTGTGAAGACAATCCGAACATCACCGTTTTCAATGACGGTTCCGTCAATTTCGCCTGGCGCGTAATCCGTCTTCACTCCTGTGGCGGTGAACTGGATATCATCGGAACGATGCTCCACACCACCGATGACGATTAACGAGCCCTTACGCGTGACGTTGTATGCAATGCCGTTCTGCTTGAGCATACGAGTCGCTGTCGCCTGCATTCGCTGATAATTGATGGCCATTACGCGCGCTCCGCGAAAGTATTGATTGCATATCCACGCCCACCAGCGAGGTCGCCGAGAATAGCCATTACCGCCGGGTAAGTTGGCGTAAACACCTCACCGTCGGCAACCGCATAAGTCATGGTTACGGCGCCTTCGACACGTTCGGTTTTCACAGCGGCTTCGCGCACGCTGGAGAGTAAATCGCCGTCGATTGCCTCTACCGCCAGCATGCACTGCGCGGTTATAACCTGCCGTGGTACTTCATGCGGCGGGAAATCATGTTCATCCAGAACGACATTCACGCGTGGCCATGCCAGCGGCTGTCGAGGGTCTGCTTTGGAACCTACCCAATCAAGCCCTTCCAAGTAGTCCATCGCCTTAATCAGTAACGGCGCGAGCTTTTCAGGCAGCTCAACTCCTCTCAGCGCGGCAAATAACGCCAATTCATCTTCGCTGGCGTAACTGTTAACGTCAGCGGCGGTGATATCAGTATTAATCATCTGAGCATCCGTTGAATGGGGCTTACGCCCCATCGGTTAGCCTGCAGCAGGTGCGGTGAAGGTGATTTCCTCACTCGATTTAGCAATACCATCAACAGTACCAGTGACCGTGAAAGTACCAGCCGTATCGGAGGTAAGCTTGACCGTCGCCCCACCAGCTGAGCCGGTTTGAGAACTGGCAGTGCTGAGCGTGCCGCCGCTTGAATTCCAGGCAACGGTTTTGCCGGAAACACCTGCGCCGTTTAGCATGTACTTCAGGGAAATGGTGACCGCATCGGTGCTGTCAGCGGTTGCGGAGGTTTTATCCGCTGACAGCGTTACTCCCCCGCTGCGGATCCCAGCTTAATCAGCACGCCAGCCGTAGATTTGTTACTGGTGAAGTGCTTCTTCCAGTTACCTGCAGTGCCGATTTTGGTCAGGTCCGGGTTGTCACCTTTGGAGGTATCCCAGCTGTAACCCAGCAGGTCGACATTCACCACGCCTTCAGCACGGTACCCGATCGCCAGGTTTTCCTGATCGTTGATGTCGTAGGAACGGAACCCCGGAGCCTGAGACTCAGTAACAGTCACCGCCCCGGTCACCAGCCCGAGAATCGCATCCGCGTCCATGGTGTCGGTCACCAGCACAGGCTTACCCAGCGTGCCCGGCTGCCCGCCGTAAACCACCACACCCGCTTCTTCATAGATTTTGTTGGCAATCGCCTCATCCACGATGTCGAAGTAAGTGGCGGAGTGCATAACGAAGAGCACGACACGGTTGAACTTATCGCCGTACTTACGCAGGCCGCGCGTCAGGGTCTTCTTGCCGTCTGTTTCGATATCGGCGGTGACCACCATATCCGCGTTGGCGCCAATAGCAGCCGTCAGCGCCTTCAGGCCGTATTTCACGTAGCCTTCCAGCGTCGCGTCAGCCACATCAGTGCCGATCACTTCGGAGAACTCGTCAACCGAGCGGCCGCGGCGTTTGAACGCTTCTTCAGTAGTTTCGTATGGACCGTATTTCCACGGCGCTTTGACGGATACGGCTTCACCGGCGCCAATCTTCTTACCCGTCACCTTTTCGGTGGAGTTAACGTCACGCGATTCGATTGAGCCGCCCACCTTGTAGAAGGCACGCTTGCGGAAGTCGCCTTCAATCAGTTCGTTATCCAGCAGGATCGCGCCGTTGGAGGACGCGTTGAAAATTGCCAGGTTGTCCTGGCGACGCTCGAGGAAAGCGGTCTGCGCCAGATCGTCATAAATGATCAGGTCACTATTAACAGTGGTAGACATGGGTTAATCCCTTATTTCGGAAGTTTGAGGAAGGCCTGCTGGCCATGCTTGCGGATGTAGTCCGCTTTGTCGCTGGCGCTCATTTCGGAACGTTTCAGGCTGCCAACGCCGTTTGGTTTGTGTCCGCCCGCGCCGGTGCCTTCTGCGCGTGGGAACAGATGCGGAGCCGTCTCCTTAAGAGACTCCGCCCACTCAAGCGGGCTTAGTGGGGTTTTGCCGTCTTTACCGAACAGAACATCGCCATTTGCATCAACTGCTACGGCCTCGCCTTCGTCGTTGAGCTGGAATGTGCCTTTGGCACGCAGAATCAGATCGTCGGATGCTTCCGGCAGCGCGCCAGCTTTTGAGGCTGCTGCACGGATTGCATCGCCCAGAACTCGATCCCGGAATTTGTTGGAGAACGCTTCGGCTTTGTCCGCGCGTTCATTTGCGGCTTTAATCTGCTTATCAACGTCAGCACGCAGACGCTCGGTGCGCTTATCGAGCACCTCATCGATTTTTCCGGCGGCAATCAGCTTTGCCTCTTCGTCGTCGGAAAAACGCTGGAGAATGCCGCGCACAGCATCAGGATCGATACCATCGAAGCGTGACAAGGTTTCTTTTTGCTGCTTGATGGTACCCAGCAGCTCAGAGTTTTTCGATTTCAGGCCCGTGACTTCGCTGGTCACACGCTCATCAATCAGCTTCTGGATTTCTGGGGTGATTTCGATACCACCGCCACCGCTGCCCTCGCCGCCGCTTTCAGGTGCGTAATATTTCAGAAGCATGTTTCGAATTAACATAATTTCCCCTCGGGATTTTGCCGGGCCTCGCCCATAAAAAAGCCCCGGCGGATGCCAGGGCGTGGAGTAAGATGTGATTGTTAGTTGTCTGTGCCTGAGAGCTGCTTCAGCCGTTCCAGGCTGATCCACTCGCCTTTGTCAGTGAACATATCAGCCAGGTCGATTTCACCCGCGCGGAACAGACGTCCACGCTCGGCACCCAGAACCTGATCCTGGCGTTGTGCCGACTGGCGCGCGAGCCATTCCAGATACGAGGTTTTAGCTGGCACCTGGCCATCCATGCTGGCACGAGTGCCCTCGTCCATCTCATCAATATCAATGCCGAGTTCGCGCCAAGACTTGAGAATCAGAGTTTCAGTAGAACGGCAGCAGAAATGAATCTTCCCGGGTCCCTGCAGGTAAGGCACCTTATGCCCGACCGGTTTGTTATCCAGGGTGTAACGCAGCAGGTCACGAATAATGCAGTCGTGGCTGGTTTTATTGTCCAGCGTAGACAGCCACTGTTTGCCTTTCACGATATCGCTGTTGGCACTGGTGAAGCTGTTGCGCGCTGTGGCAGCCAGATGATTCACAGCTGTTTTAGCGATGCTGGCGGCGTTTGCCCTGCTCATCTGCAGCGCCCCGTCGCGATAGTCTTTGTTGGCGTGGCCACGAACATTGCGCGCGATAGTTTCTACCGTGTCGCCAGCAAGATACCCCCTGCGGACGGCGTTCACGATACGCGCCAGCCTGTCCGATTCCAGATTCTCCGCCCACTCACTCAGCAGCCGCCCCTGAAAGGGTTGCGCCATCGCCGCGGCATACACCATATCGGCGGTGATGCCCTGCAACGGATAGTGAGACAGGACCTGTGATGGCAGAAGGGAATCGAACAGGTTCAGCTGATAACTGGCTTCGTTCTTTGCCAGCGCCACCAGCTCACTCTCGAGCCCTGCCTGCATGGTGGCTACGGCCTGATGGTTAAGATCGCGCACGCTGCCCAGTAAACTCTGCAGGCGATTAACTGTGAAGCTCTCCGGCGGCAATCTGTCCAGCGCATCCAGCAGGCGTGCCGACAGTTCTGCGTCCGTCTCGCTGAGCAACTTCACCATCCGGTTTGCCACTCCAGTGGCGTAGCGGCTTAACCAAACGGAATGCGCGATAGATTCATCACGCAGGCTTTCGTTAATGGTGGGCATATCAGCCTCCCGTCAACGTTGGTGCCTGATTGCGAAGCGCATCAATAACCTCGTCCGGGCTGTCTGCCGGGTCAATGAGATCGAGCTTCTGCAGCGAGCGAATCATATCGCTATCGCGCAGCGCACCGGACTGCCAGGCGTTGACGATTGCCGTCACCATGCCAGACTCGGCAACCTTCGCTATGAATTCCTGATTGATGGTGTAACTCGTCGTTTCTCCCTTGATGCCGAGGTATTTCGCGCACCAGCCAAGTGCCAGCGTATAGGCCTCGGAAACGTTCGAGACGCAGATACCGAGCACCGACGTTGAGGATGTTTGCTCACCGCTCGCCTGGGTTGCCGTCTTCGCCGTGGCGTTCTGCTCAATCAGTCGGGCGCCCAGCTGCACCATGTAATCGCGTTTGCTGTCCATGGCCTCTTTAGCCAGCATGTTCGGCTGTGCCTGGGCATAACCAAACGAGCCCTCCTTGGGAAGCAAAAGCGGTGATCGGGAACCAATTTTCACGCCCTTCTTCTCGAGGTGATCGCGCCAGCCGGTATCGAGCCCAGTCATGTAGGGCTGCACCTGGCCACAGAACCAAACGCTGTCCTCATAGTCAGCGCTGTTTCGGTAATGACCGTGGTTTATCTCCACCAGCGCAGCGAGCGGTGAATCATCAATGGTAGGATCGTTGTTCTGGGCCCCGACGAATGTGAACGGGATTTCATCCCAGTAGTCCTGCCCTTTAGGCTTAGGATGATATTCGCTGTCGACGGTGTAGGTTCCGCTTGCGGTGCCACCTGCCCGGCGCCATACCCGGCAGATAAACTTCCCTTCCTGCAGCGCCAGCTCGCGGTACTGGATTTCATCCTTGTAAGCATAACCATCCGGCTCTTCTACGCATTCCCGCAGCACAACCAGCACCAGCTGATCGCGCCCGTTAATACGCTTTGTTCGCCAGTTAATGATGTTCTCTGCCGGGTAGCGGAGGATAATTGCTTCGTCAGATTCTTCAGCGTAATCGACATAAATGCCCTCTCGCGCAACCTCCAGCACGTTCTCTGCCACCAGTTGCGACTGCTGATAGATGCTGGTACCGGCTCCGTCCGCATTGTCCAACAGGTACTTCAGCTTCTCCGGACCGTTAAACGTGGGGTCCTTGCGATACGCCATCCCAAGCATGCCGATTTTAGTATTACCGGCTATGGCGTAGAACACCGCGCGGCTCAGATAGTCCTCATTACGCTTACGGTTGCGCATGGATTTATCGGTTGGGTCGAGATAAGGCAGATATTTATTACCCGCCGCCTTTACGGCCTCAGCCCCTTTGCAGAAGTCCCTGTATTTCCTCCAGGCAGCAGAAGCCGCCCGGTGTTCTGGTCGAACCCAGGTGATGTCGTCGTTTGCCATATCAGAAAGTGGTGTCCATGGTGATTGAGTATGCCGGTTTCACGATCGGGTAATCCTTCACGATGAAGTACCCACCAGCATCATTGGGGTGATCGTTATCAGCTGATTTGTCCGGTTCGCCATTGGCCGCCCAGATTTGCTGCTCGAGGCTCTCGGTGTAAACCGGGCAGTTCTGGACGTTCACCAGATAGCGGCGTTCTCCGTTGGCGTTGCAGAACATGGCGTTCATCGAGTTGATGCGGTCTTTAACCGGCGGGTTGGCATCATCAACAATGACGCTGAACCCGGCATCATTAAGCTGGGCAATATCGGTCTTGCTGGCGTTCTGCGATTTGCGGGAGTCGCCTGACGCATCCGGATAGATGTAAATCTCCCGGCTTTTAACGTATCGGCCATCCTCGTAGCGCCAGAACTCTTCCTGGATACGCTTAATCATCGCCGGCGTGTCGTAGACCTTCACCAGCTCACGAACCGCACGCGGCAGACCGTTACGCTTTACGTGAACAATCGCGGCCATTTTCCCCACGTTGAAGTCCATGCCGATAAACAGCGGATCCCCGTCCTGAATCTCGTCAGAACAGTTATTCAGCTTACGGTTGAACGTGTGGTAAATGGTCCCGCTGTTAAGGTTGGTGAACTTCCCGCGCAGATAGGCCTGAATCAGTTCGTCAGGGTAAGAACTCAGCAGCGATGGAATGTAATCAGGCGGTAGATTCTTCGCATTGTCGAATGTGCTGGCCTGAATCAGCCCATACAGGGCTGCCAGTTGGGGCTTTTCACGTACAGCCTTTACGAACTGCTGGTAGACGAACTTGAAACCTTCCGGCGTTGTCGTTACGTCAATTCCATTCCTCAGGCCCGGGATGTTGTAACGCATACGAGCAATGATTTTTCGCCATGCCTGCTGTGCTTTGGCTGCCGCCATGACGTCCAGCTCATCCACCATCGCGTTACCGATTTTAAAGCCGACTATCGAGCCGGGTTTCTCCATCGAACGGCAGATGGTTGTCCCGCGGTAGCGCCGCCCCTCGTAAAAGTGAACCTCTTTGTTCCCCTCGTTGATTTTGACGCTCAGCCCCCAGTCAAAGGCCACCTCTTCAATCGTCGGGTAGAAGATGTCACGGATCTGCGGATATGTTGGCGCAAAATAGCCCTGGTTAATCTTAGGGTGCTCCCACATTCCCTTACAGATACCGCCACAACCCACCCACGTCTTACCGGAACCGAACCCAGCAACGTAGGCTTTAAACTTGTGCTGCATTGCGAGGAACCGCGCCTGAGGAATGTTAAGTGTCGGGCTGATCCCCATCGTCCGCCCTCGCGTCCACTACGTTGATATTGATCTGCACTGGGGTTGGTTCATCGTCGTCACCATCGCCCGCCAGCTCTTTGCGGAGTTTTTCCACCTCCAGTTGCCGACGCTCAATTTCGATCTGCTTGAGGCGCTGCGCGAACTCGCTATCGGCCAGGCCAAGGCGCTTCATTACCGCTTCGAACATCCGCTCGCGGCTGATAGCTGTGACTTCAACACCGTTCTTGCCGACCTTCACGCCAGAGTATGCGAGCCGCGAGACTGGAGGGAGCTTGCGGGTGTCAGGGAAATAAGGCTGGCCAATGCCGTCACCATTGCAGCGCGGACATTCTGGATTTGGTTCTCGGTTATGGTCATAGCCGTAACCGCCGGAATCTTCGGGTTCACGTCTGTCACGCTCAACAGCCTCGAGCCTCTTCTCTTCGAACTCAACTGCATCGCGCCACTGGTAGTGATTACCGAAGCCCCAGCAGTAACGGCAGGCACCGCGGCGATACTGCGACAGCTGATTGGCATCGAAGGTAGCGAGCTGCCACATCTGCGCGAGAACCTCATCGGCACTGCCAAGCGTGCGCGCAATAGAGGCTTTTTGCTGCTGCGCAATGGCCTGCGCAACGTTAGGATTCGCTATGAGCTGACGGCCATAGTTCGGGTCACTATAACCAGCACGTGCGGCGGCAGCGGTGGCGTTGTTGTCTTTAAGGTACTCCGAGACAAATAAGCACTGCTGAGCTGTAAGTCCATCATCATCCACCAGCTCATCTGCGCTTTTATCTTTCTGCGCAGTGCGCATTTTTTTCTGCGCAGGTTTTTGCGCAGTGTGCGCATAAGGTTTTTTGATATATCGACGGGCGGTAGCGTAGTTCAGTCCCTGCGCTTCACACCATTCCTTTGGTGATACGCCGGTTGCGGCATGTTCGGACAGGAACCGTTGCTGAAGCTCGCCCCAGTCCGGTTTTGCCATAAGTTCCTCTGGTCTTTATCCGTAAGAAAGTAGATATTACTGACTTAAATTGATGAGGTGCTCGCGACAAAACATTTCTTGTTTGTCGGTGAGTACCATTTGACTACCTCTGGAGAGATTATGGATGCGTTAAAGTTTTCAACATTGTCCCGCATGCTTAGTCAGCACGGTGAAGATCTTCAATTCAAAGCAGATAACCTGTTTGAACGTGTTTACAATTACTGGAACAAGTCGCAAACACTTAACTCAAAGATAAAATTTTCCAAAACTGCTGATGGACTCGAAATTGTTATCCCACAGTGTGATTTTCACTGCTATGGAGAGTCCAGGATAAGGTTCTACGATTCTAAACCTGTTAACGAGATTACGTTTTTCACAAAGGGAAACGATAAAAAATTACCCTTTGTCGTTTTTCGTATCAATCAAGATAATGAGTTGAGCGTTCCCGGCAATGCTGAGGCACCAATAGTAGATCTAGACTACGCAAGGTCAGTGGAAGAATATTTCATGAACGAGCTAATTATGGCGGCCTCAAAGGCCAGTCTTGTATAGCAATCCAAGCCATTAAAAACGCCACTAGAAAGTGGCTTTGTGATGGTATAAAAAACCGCCCGAGGGCGGTTGTTCTGTTAACAGAAGTGCTTCAATCGAAGATAAATTTTACAGAATGCATTTCAGCTAATTTTTCCAAAATTTTCAACTTAGTAGCCTTACCTTCAAGGAATTCTAAATAAATTTCCGATAATTCATTCCACAACTTTGTTAGATTTGTTTTTTTTAGCTGTCCTTCACACATAACCCACGCCGAAAGTGCATCATGCCAGCATTTTTTGAGTTCAATCATGGCAACTATCGCATCTTGATCACCATCGAAACGGAAGGCTTTTTGCGTGATTGCGATATTTACTCTCTGTGCAGTTAATGAATTCCACGTGTCAGGCATCATATGAACGGCGTAATCCAAAGCAAGTAAAGACCTCTTGAGTTCACTTCTTATCTTTGTCTTTTCTTGTTGTTTCCACGTATTGAGAGCTGCCCCTGCAACGATGAGTGTCATAACTGATCCGAAAGCGGCTACACCGGTAGCTATTGCCCCCCACATGACCCAGTATGCAGAGTCTCGTGTAGCGAGCAATGTCTCGAATGATATTAGATCAGTATCCATTTTACCCCCATTGTTTTGGGAGTGACTTTACATTAGTCCAAGCGCTGAGTCACTATAGCCATTATTAAGCCCACCCGCAGATGAGCTTTGTAATGGGCACAAAAAAGGCCGCTCAAAGGCGGCCTTTATTCGATTGCTTTTCTTCCATACCCGGGAAGATAGAGTTGAACCTCATCTATAATGCGGTTTCTGGCAGCGTGCAGTAGTTGTTTTCTGCCACCCACTCCCCATTTCGCCATCTGACTGGCGCACTGGCTTATTGCTTTTGTTTCCGTATTGATTACGTGGTCGATTTTGTTCAGGCGGGACATGGCGTCAAATCCCTTTCTCACCAAAGACTGAAAGGTCTGGTAAACCCTGATCTCGAATTCAGCACTAAGCCAGGCTGCATATCTTATTGCTACTAATTCTAAAGCCCAAACGCCGTGATTAAGGCCCCCATTGATGGTTTGTACCGCCGTGCATTTTTGCACTCTGGTCAAAGTATCGACAAAATTACGAACCTGCCGGCTACGCATAAACTGGCTTGGCCTTTGGTTTTCTGTGGCCTCACCGTTTGCAACGGCGGCAGCATGGAGATCATTAAGATTGTATCGCCCCTCATCATCAAGACGAACAGAAACACCGTTTACTGATACGGTTGGATAGTTCATTGCGGTTACCTTACTTTGAGATGAACCTTTGCCGCATAGGAAACCAGCCCGTCGAGGCTCGCCAGCACTAACTGACTTCCTCAAAGGCTCATTTCAAAGGGTTTGGTTCGACGTGGTTTGAATGCGCTGCGGTGCGCGGTGAAATGCGGATAAAAAAGCCCCGCAGACAGCGAGGCTTCGAATATTGGTTGCAACTCACACCAACATAGCAAAAACATACTTGAATCGTTGCATTTTGTCTACTTTTCCGTAAGTACATGATTTAAATGAGCACACTTTTTAAGCAAAAAGTTACGTTATATCAATTCACTGCATGCACTGATTGTTGATGTATTCCTGTAAATAGCCAACCTGGTTGGTCACTGTGACGATTCTGTCTCTGAGAGTGAAATAATCCCGTTCAGCGGAGTCAGTAAGTCGGGGGCCGGAAGCATCGCCCATGCTGCTGGCGCCGGTCGTTCCGTTCGTAGGACATCTGGCGTTGACGTGCAGCCCACACTTACCAGTGCTAACGCAACGCTGCAGATCTTCAAGCTGAGATTTCGCATCGGCTAATTCCTTTGTGTATTTAGCATCCAGTGCCGCTGCGTCACGCTGGCGGGTTTGCATGTCTTTGATGGTGGCGTTCGCCAGGCTGAGTTTCTCAGTGGTTTTATCGCGCTGGTCTTTGTATGTGATGGCGTTGTCACGGTAGTGATTAATCGCCCATCCCATGGAAACCAGCAGACAGATAACGACAGTGCAGATGATTGCGGTTAATCGGCTCATTTCTGTCCCCACTCGCAGACTTCACGCTCAATCTCGCGCCGGGTGATAAGCCCCTTCCACTGCTTGCCACTGGCATATGTCCAGCGCTGCAGTTCTTTGCATGCCCCCGGCACGTCTCCGGCGTTCAGCTTCTTCAGCAGCGTGGAGCTGGAGAAAGCACCAGAGCCAACGTTGTAAGTGAAAGAGTAAAGCGCGGCGCGGGTGGGCTCAGGGATGCGAACCTTTATCAGCGGGTCGATAGATGCTGCCACCTTACGCAGATCAGACTGCAGCAAAGCGTCACATTCTTTATCTGTGTAGCGGTGACCGCGGCGAACGTCAGCGCCGGTGTGGCCATCGCAAACAGTCCAGACGCCGACCACATCCTGATAGGCGTAATAACGCCGCCCTTCCAGCCCATCCGCATTACCTAGCATGACAGCTGCAATTGAGATTGCTCCGGATCCGCCAACAATGACGCCCACCAGCTTATTTCTGAGTGTCGGGTTCATCTCGGCTCCTGCTGCGGCGGTTGTCTTCGCGGATTTTGAAATAGAGATTCGTCAGATACGTCAGTACAGCGATGATGATGCCCACCAGCACGCCGATAGCGTTCCACTGCTCGGGACTGTAGGCATTCAGCATGCCGTTTAGGATGCTACCGGCTGAAGCGCCATAGGCTGCACCGGTGGTTAGTTTGTCCATGCGATACATACTCTCACCTCGCGTAGTTAGCGGGTGCTGTGTGTTTGAAAAGGGTCAGTCCGTCGGGACGATTTAACAAGAAGGCGTGTCGATGATGGTTCCAGGAGCCTGAAATGAAAAAGCCAGCGACAGGCTGGCAAGGTGAGGCTAAGGCAATGAGCAGGATATTATTTAGAACCAAGCGACCTATAAGCTAGCTAAACAGATGGCATTTGTGTAAAAAGATGACATCAATCAGCAGGTGTTCATCGTGAAATACATTCGGCTAATTTTAAAGCTCATAACAGCATCACTATATGTGTTTCTGGTTGTTTTTGGCTCTGGATTTGTAGGTTCGAGTACAGCCAATGCAATTAATCTTGAGACACTTAACCTAAATTACTCCTCAATCGCAAAGGACTCGGCGGTATACGCAATCTGCGCAACTGGTGCGACATTAGTTGTTCCACCTGTCCTATATTTAATCCAGCATTATGCCTGGCCAGTGTTGAAGTTTATAGGCTTAAAGATTCGCTACTTCTTCCATGGATACTAAAAGCCTCGCACAGTAACGAGGCTTCACTTAATTTTTATCCTGTTACAGCTTTGGCTCTTCAATACGTTCGCTTAGCACTTCGACCTCTCCATTGTTGGCGAGATCATCTCCACGAGTCACATACCATGCGCCGTAAATAGTTTCACCCGACTCTAAATCGTCGATTTTTTCGTGCACGTAGTAAGCGATCTGCCTGCTACCATTGTACTGAATCCAGTAATAGCCTTCTCTCATTATTCCTCCCCTCTCCGATATAGAAAGTATAAGAGGCAATGAATAGTGATGGTTTTAGAAATTCTTAAATCGCTATTAAGCAAAAAGCCCCACGGAGTTAACCGCAGGGCTTTAAACGAAGGCAATAACCCATCGTTAGAGCAAAAATTACCACAGATTCGGGAAAAGTAAATAGCTCACGATAATTTCATGCCCTATTTTGTTATCTGTTTCAGCTGAGCATCAGCCCAGGCCTCTTCGATATCAAACTTGGTGATTAGCTGATCGTAAAATGGCTTAACAGACTTCTTCCAGGTATCGAGGCTGATTGCATCCGTTATCTGACACACCGCGGCGTAAGCCTCAGTGGAAGGAATTCGTTCATATCCACGACCACTGCAGCGCTTGCAATCAGCGAGTACCGGAACGCCCTGCTGTTCTGTAAGAGCCTGATTGATGGCTTTCCCACGTCCATGACAATCTCTACAGGCACAACTAACGACCTTCTTGCCCTTACACTGAGGGCATAGAACGCGCGCTACCTCCCTGACCTGCCTGCGCAACTCATACTCAGAAGGACGAATATGCTCGACGCCCATTTTCAAAGACATCTTCACGAACTTCTTCTCTTTTGCCGGAGTGTGAGACTTCATGCTGAATACCTCAGCGTCAATAAACCCTTCCCCATTGCAGCCATCACACTGCTTCACGCTGGCGGCGCTGCGGGAATAGTCCTCAAACGCGAAGGTGGCCAGCTGGTGCATCACTAATGGCTTAACCCTGGCATCCAGTTTGCGAAGTGCAGCAACCCGGCCGCACTTGGTCAACGCGTACTGGGCCAGCAGTTCGATCGCCCTCTCCCGGTCATTAATGCTGATACCCATCTTCCCGAGAAAGGCGCTGTAACCCAAGGCTGCCCGTTCCTGCGTCATACCCATAGCGGCCATGATATCCGTTCCGGTTAATGAGTCTGATGCCGTTGCACGCGGAGAGTCGCTAATCATTGTCGATTTGGCGAAGTGATATTTGAGGGTATTTTCAAGATTCATGCGGTCTCCAGCTCGGTAATGGTGAGTTCTAATTTCCCGCCCTTAACGACAGGCATTTTCACAACGCGATAGTCGACAACCTGGCAGTCATCCAGCCAGAACCCCGCCTTGGTTAAAGCGTCGAATGCAGCTTTCTGCAGGTTATCCAGATCGCGGCGCCGGCGGTCGGGCATGTGACATTCAATGCGGATTTTGAGTGGTGCGGTCGTCCGGATATTAAGCCGGGCGCTTCGAATGACACTGGCAACCGCGTAGCGGTACGCTACGCCATCAGCGCTAATGTGCGTGCGCCCACGGTTGTGCCGGTAATACCGGTTGTTGCTCGGCGGCCAGGGCAAAGTGAATTGATATGTCTTCACGCTCACCCCCACATCCGGTTTCGCCAGCGGCTATCCGGGCGCGCTGGTGTATTTGAGGTCGGAAGGAATGCACTTACAGTCCAGGTCACATAATCCGGGTTAAGGCTGCGCTCAACCCGGACGCCACGAGCTTTGTAACGCTTAACCAGCTCGTCGGCCTGTTCGGTGCTGCAATCGGTATGATGGAACCAGCTTTTCTTCATCCCCATCACCCCGCAAAGCCAAGCAGCTGTGCGGCGACATTTTCTGCCTCATCACGACTGCGGAATGAACGGGACAGGACCCAGCGCCAGAGGACATCGAGCGCGGCTTTATAGAGTTGTTGAAAATCGAGCTCGTCCATGTTGGCGAAGGAGATGCTGCGAGGATGCTTTTTGAGTGTTCCGTCGGGCAACTGAATGGCATCAAAGTGCCCTGCCTCGACGATCACCCATGAACGGTAAGCATCGAAGGATTTGCACAGGCTAATGCCATTTGTGACGCGCCGATACGCAACCTGTTCCAGATACTGCTCGGCAGCATCGATCAGCGCGCCCTCATTCCCGCCATAAGAAGCCAGGAATTTGGCGTAGCCGGTGATCAGCTTCCGCTCGTTACTCGAGATAGCCCCGCCGGTTGGTTCCCAGTATTCAAAACCGAGATTGAGAAGCGCGAAAAAGCGCCGATGGAATGCCGGGTTACGTACCCGCCTGAACTCGGCAACGAGAACATCGCCGAGCCGGGTTTTGGATTGCAGGATATCGCTGGTCTCGGGTGTGGCCGGGATCAGTATTCCTGAGTGGTGTTTGATAAGTTGTAATTCTAGCGCCATGGTTATCTCCGTGGCGCATCAGGTATAGGTTGTTCAGGCCTATGAAAGAATAATATCAGACGGGGGTGTAATTCGGTACCCAAGCCGTTTTGCAAATTGCATGAACCCGTTGAGAGTGAAGATTTCTTCCTCTTCGAGTAACGGTCGTAATGAAACTATTCCATTTACTCGATAAACCAGATATCTCCCTTCCGCCGGGAAGCTATAGATAACTGCTTTATCGGCCCTTCTGACCACGTCGTACCATTGATCATCTGCATTAAAGGCATCTGCACTACACACTATTTCCCCCAGAGCGACTTATTGACGCGGTAAACAGTAATCGGGAACAGCCAGGGGAACGCAAACAGCGATACACTTTGAAACTGCTCCAGTGAAATTCACGCGATTAATAAAACCACTCGTCCGCGCTTTCCCAGGTCTCCTGCACGATGTGATCAACATCTTTCTTGTCGCCTCCGAAAATAGTCAAACTGTCATTAGTGGTGCGGTTAATCGTTAGCTGGCAATTATTGAACTGCTTGCTAAGGCGATTTGAAATCCCAACCTTAAGCGCCGGTAGCGCGCCGCCGGGAAGTTTTTTAGTATATTCAATGGGTAATTCAACTTTCATAATTGCCCTCACCGTTATTACTGTATACACATACAGTACACTTATGTGTGAGATCGATCAACGGTTTAACAGCATGAAAAGTCAAAGAAACGGAAAGTAAAGAAATAAAAAAAACCCGCCTTAGCGGGTACGTAACTTATTGAAATTACTATTGATGCTTTAGTTCTTCGAGACGAGCAGATATTTTATTCAATTCAATGCCCAACTCCGCAACATCTGCCTGCTTATAGTGATCAAATTCTAGCCAGTAACGAGATTTTTCCCTACAGACCATAGCAAGCTCTCTATCATAAGGGCTGACTTTTGCAGAAGCATCAAACCAGAGATCATGCAATTTTTTTTCTTCGCCTAAGTCGCGGTCAAATCCTTGCTCACGGCGGGTAGTGTACGCAATTGTTGCGCCCACAGCGGGACTGAGGCCGTTTATTGCAGCAATTCGCTCATCTCTGGTTAAATCAACCAACGCTTTAATTTGCCGACCGAAAAACATTAATGTGGATATTGCAACAGACATGATTAATTTTTACCTTTTTTAAGTTGGTTATAGGCACTATTTTATGAAGGGTTATTATACGAAAAACCCGCCGAAGCGGGTTTAATTATTAATGCTTAGTACGTACAGGGAAAGACCAGCACTTGTAGCCGTAAGCATGAGCATCTAGGATTTTTCTCTCACAATCTGGAGTTCCTGCTTTTGCGCGAGCTCGACGAAAACGGCACTTAACCCAGCGAAAACCTGCCGGTAATGGTTTTGTTGTAATGTCTTTCAAAGCCATAAGACTATCTCTTCCCAGGCGAGCACTCCCCTGGAAACTTGATAAAAGTATGGGGATCCGCTACTGTACTGTTGTCTAGGCAGTACTGATTGCGGGTGCTCTGCATCCCCAATCCGGGCTCATCCTCGCCAAAGGATGGGCCCAAATTCTTTTTATTTCCGAACATATGCTTTCATAACGTATAAAATTCGTTCGGCCTCTTCAGCAGTTAGATCTGTCGGTAAACCTTGAACTGTGATCATAGCCCCTGTTTCAGGACGAAACACAATTGGCAGGTTGAAGGTTAACGCCTTTTCTCCATTTGCCTGCTTAGCCTTTTCAAGTTTCTGTTCCACAGCGTCGAAACCGCTGAGATTCCCCTCGGCATCAGCCTGGTTAACGATAGTCCCCACTCGTACATACTCCTCGAATTTATTAACCGCACTTTTAAATCGGCTACGATAATTGTGTACTGTTGAATCACTGGGCTTGTTGATCTGAGTTTCAACATACCGAGTAATAAGTTCCTCAACATCCAAATCGCGTACGTCGTCGTCCTCGCTCCATTCGATTACAGAGAGCAAGAGTAACGCTGAATTCTTTAAATTCCGTGCGGTTGATTCGTTGATAAGACCAAGTTTCGGCAGCTTTATCAAGAAATCGAAGAATGCTTGAGTTGAATAGTTATTGTCCATAAGCATCTCACTTAAGTTCACCAATACCCTTAGTCTAGATTCAGAGGTTTCGCCGATCAATGTTTTTTTATCGATCGGTCAATCTTTTTTCATCCAGGATTGATTTCTCAAGGTCTCAGCATAGGATTACACTGTATTCATGATTACTCAGCACTATTCAAAATTTAAACAAAACCAAACAATACAATAACTTACACAGATCTACCAATTACACTTGCGTTTTCCTTCACTCGACATGGATACTGATATTAGATACAGCTCAAAGCGGCTAGAATTGGTTTAAGTGACAATGAAGTAATGAGGCAGGCATCATACCTCCCCACGTGCTTACTGGATGTATCTCATGCAATAAGTCGTTCGGAACAGAGCTTTAGAAGATTCGCTCTCACTACCAATTCAGAAAATGGTGGCGGCACCGCGTTCCCGCAACGTGCGACATGCTTGTCTTTGACGTACGATATGCCTCGAAAGTCCTGAATGATGATGTACTACTCAGGAAAGCCCTGCATCCGGTATAGCTTATGTGGCATTCAGCATGCGCATTCCAATATCAACGATGCGATAAACCAGGACTTTGATAAGCGGTTAGGGCCGCAATATTTGCGCAGAAATTCTTAGTCCTGCTGTGGACGCAGCTCGTTGTCCCCATACACAGCCAACAATGTTATCACTTAACGGTCGCGCCCCACCTGCAGTACAGTCGGCATTCGCTGGTTGATGCTCTGCCCTTCCCGGCAGGTCAAAAGTAGTTTCTCCAGATGAGATGTGATCGATGCGTGGCGATTGTTGAAGGACATTCTGTTGGCTAATTATCAACAGACTTTTATAGAGAGTGAAAACTTTGAATTACACGACTCAAAGGTCTTGGAAAAAGAGTGTTAACGGTTAAGGATGTTAGCTATGTGTTACACGCAACCTATAAAACAAACACCAATAGTTGACGATTCTTACGCAGATTGCGCGATATCATGTTGCGCAATTCTGACCTTTCATTGAAGAAATCATCACTCGATCAAATTTTGAATTTTTTTTCTTAATTATTGACATGTCTTCCAGGCCTTACGGTACGAGGACTTAGCCTTTTTTACCCTTTCACAACCTCAATTTAACGTCAAAATCAACCCTTGTGCTGAAAAGATTCCTTACTAGAATACTCATCATATAGCGCAAATATTTTTTGCAAGCCCTATATGTAGTATTTAAACATTTAAATTTTTACGGCCTGCCGGAAATGAAAAAACCCGGCTGATTAGACCGGGTTCTTCAATCGGTAACTGGAGGTGAGAACTCCACTTACCGTGCCAAATGTATCTGGCGACTGAAGTTAGCTTAAACAAATGAACTGAATTCTTCAAGCGAGGGGACGGAACAAGAACACTTCTGGACAATTTAGAGAACCTTGAAGGTTGATATACAAGTAAAATTTTTTGCCAGGGTTTTTGGTGATTCTTAAACCCCACCCAACCCAAAATCGTGCTGAATGTATCTGGCGACTACTGATACAGCAACTGCAAAGGCAAGCCCAGGGGTATTTGCGGCGAGGCGCGATGAACAAAGAGGAAGCGGCATGGCATTGCTCCTGCTGATCTTTAAACTCGCGCCCCCGGTGACGGCCATCATTACGGCCCTGCTGGGATACTTCAAAGACCGCTAACCCTAAGCCCAGGAGGCTATTATGGTTGCATTGCTGTTGAAAATCGTACCGCCGATGTTCGTGATCATTAACGCGATCATCGAGTACGTAAACCAGCGCCCTTAAGCCTGGTTTGAAAAGGCCCGGAGTAGTGGGCCTTATTAACTTCGTTACAGCAGCTCATCTGGGATTGGTTTCACACCTGAGCTTTCAATGAACTGGATTATCTCCTGCCCAGTTGTGCTCCGACCAATGGCTACCGCATAGACGTGCCCGTTATGCGGAAAAAGGTCAACCTCAAACGTTTTGAGGGGAGTGCCATGGCTTCCATGGCCAGCAGCCTGAACGGTAACTTCTCCTACAAGCAACTTTTGTTTGGGATAATCGTCCGTCTTGATCTCCCCATCGAGACCACGACCAATCAATAGATATTCAACTTTCACCCTCCATCCTCCTGCTTCTGATAAACCGAATCGTTGCCTTTCAGCTGAGTGATAGAACGTTACCGATAATACCGTAGACACTCAATAAAGTACTCTCGGTACTGCTTGTTCTCAGGCCACCTACTCTGCGATAACCGCCATGTTCAGGCGCTCTTTGTACGCGACTCCGGAGGTCACCAAGTCTACGTTGACCTTGTCGCGTTCTTGCTGCGGCTTTGCGGCAATATTCCAGTCAGACATAAAAAATCCCCTCGATGGTTAGAGGGGATTATAAACCACTAATCTACAATCTCTAAAAAAGAGTAGTTCAGGCTCCTGAACTGACTACGCTTACCATATGCGCCTTCATTACCAAGTGATTTTAGATAACGATCTGCTTCAGGGGCGAGAGCAGCAGTCAACTCCTCATCGCTAATCCTATCTCCTCGTTCTATCACTGTTTCGAACTCATATTGCTTTTCGTCTGTTGTAATTGTGACCAAGTATTTTGCTTTCATATCACCCTCAATCGATGCTGTATGCGAGGATGAGTTTAGGTGCGTTTACGTACAAATATTCACACTGATGGCGAATACTTTCACCGGATCGGGCCCAAAATGCGGATGTGTGATCGCCTTCACTTCGTAACCAGCATACGGAACGTCGATACGCTTACTCAGGTCATCGCACTTCGGATAGCCACGGGCAATGATTAACCGGTCATATTCGCGAAACATGATGCGTTTATTCCAGAAATCATTTACTAGGCGATACTCTTCCGCTTTCTCTCCTGATTTCATCTGGTCGAAGTATTCGCCGTTAACAGTCAGCTTAAGGTTAGCCATCACTTCACCTCCTGCTGCGGTGCTGCTACGAGCATGACAGAGCGGCAGACGTTCCATCCAACAAAATAGAATGCATAGATACCATGTAATCCCAGACACTCATCCTCAGCGGCAATATCGAAATCCTCAGGCACATTGCCAGCTAATCATGATTTTGCCCTAACCCACTTAGTCATAGCGTCCCCCCTTCAAATCAATCCGGCGTCTTTGCGTTGTTTGTATTTCGCCACCAGCATCTCCGCCGGTGTCGGTCCCTTCGACGATACTGGAGCTGCCAGCGCGCGACGAACAGGCGGGATCGGCTTACCAGTCAACACCCGTTTTTCCCACATATTCAGAATATCGCCGGCTTCCTGCTCGAGCTCCCTTTGACTAAGTTGCCCATCAGTTCCGCGGCGCCGCAACTCGAGGCAGATGTGATAGTAAATGGGTTTAGGCCACGGATACTGCTCACTGCTCGGGTACCGGAACACTAGCTTACGCCACTTCCAGTACTCAGCCATGACGTCCGCGGTGGTGATTCCCAGCACGCAGCGCCCTTCCCTGCACCACTTGATGAACTGGCCTGGCGAAGGCAGAAACGGACGCTCCTGTTGGCGTACCATGCGCATGCCGGCTTCAACCTGCTCCATGGTGCTTATCCCGTTTTCTTTGAACGCCAGCACCCACTGACGGCGAATCTCGTTCACGTCTTCCTGACTGCGGTTAACCAGGCTTGCAGGGAACGCGGCGGCCAGCTGTACGAATAGCCCGTTGATAATCTGAGCCACCTGCTGCGTTTGTTCGCGTTCGGTGTACTGCTCAGGTAGGTTGTGAGCCACGCGGCGAGCCTGTTCCCGGTCAAAATTGCGAATGCTCTCGGCAAGGTTTTTCATTCCAGCACCCCGTCAATCCAGTCGGTGTTATGCAGGTCAATGCCGCCCCGGGTAGGTTTTGCCGTTCCGGTTGCACGCATCCGTTTGGTGGTGAGCTGATCCCACTGTTTGCGAAGACTCGAGGGGCTCAGGATATTGTCTTTCCAGAACTCGTCCCGGTTGGCCCACTGGAACAGGTCACAGATTTCGTAGTGAGTGCGCTTGTCCTGGACACGCATCAGCCTGATGGTGTTTGCCCATTCAGCCCAGTTTGGTTCGGATAGCGATGCGTTGACAGTGAGGAGCCTGTCGTAAATCCAGCGAGCGGCCTTGAGGTCGTCAGCGGATCCCCATGATTTACCTGCCGGGGTGTATATCCCGGCGGCAGCTTCTGGATGGCGAGAGAGAAACTTTTGAGTTTTCTGGTTTCGGGATTCGTCAGAATTCCGAGACGAGGATATTTTATTATTGTTCTTGTTATAGTCTTGGGTGTCTACCGTTTCCGGGAAGGTTTTTCCCGTTTTCGGTAACACTTTTCCCGATTTCGGGAAGACTTTTCCCGTTTTCGGTTTGTCTAAAATCCAGGCTGAAAGGTCAGTATTTATACCGACCGTTTTCATCACGCCCTGCTTTTGACTGAAGATGATTTTGCGTTCTGCAAGTGATTTGAGCACATCAGAGACATGCGAATCACTCAGCCCTGTAAGCTCAGCGATCACCGTGTTCGTAACGCGGTCCTGCTTCTTGTTCCAGCCGTAGGTAAGCCAGATCACTGCTTCAAAACACTGCCACTCCCGGCCTGACATTCTCAGACGAGGCTTAAGCTGTTGGATCTCGTTAGCGACCTTGGTATACCCGTTCGACAGGTCGACCATACGACCTCCCGGTTGTTCAGTTCTGTTGGGGAAATTGATAATTTCAGCTGTGTTTGACATACTTAGCTCCGCAATTACACTCCGTTTTTGCACCTGAAAGTCGGTTCTGTTTGCGCAGACCGGCTTTCGCCTTTTCTGAAGTCTTCACATTGCCCCCAGCATGGTTGTCACCATCGCCAGCAGAGGTGCCGTAAGGTCAGGATCGACTCTGAACATTTCGAAAATCCCCTCGCCTAACTCCTTCAGCTTTTCCTTCTTTGGTGCATCGAGCATCAGAGCTTGCTTCGCCTCACTTACCTCTTTTTCTAATCTGGCCATCCGGTAGGCAAACGAGTCGTTCTTTACGACACGGTCGCGGTATCGAAGCGGTAATACGGACATAATCGCTGGCACCAGCTGTTCGACGTTTTTTCGGTACGATGCGGAGTCTTCTTTGTTGTCGAGCCAGCGGAACAGCTTCACGTTCCAGACATCGGCCTGGCCTGAGAAATCCACGCCATCAAGTTGAAGCTCTTCCGCCGCTTCTTGGATTTGAAGCGCAACAGCTACGCGCCCTTCTGACGCAGCCCAAGCTCGTACCGCTGAGCAGATATCACGATGAACAATATCCTGTACTGCCGGTTCGCTTTGATGACACGGGAATATCAGTCGATTAGAGGAAGCTCTGCTACTCTGTTGAAATGAAACATTTTGCATTGTTAAGGCTCCTGTTTAGGTAAACCGTCTGTTGGGTTTGGGTAGATATCTGGGCGCAGTTCGTGCGGAGTTACGCCGGTAACCCCATAAATTTGCAAAACTCGATCTGCCGGGACGACGCCCTTATATCGATTTCGCCAATGACTAACAGTCATGGCGCTTACGGTTAGCAGTTGGGCTAAGCGCGTAGCAGTTCCTGCTTTGGTAATTGCTTTATCAATTGCTTTCATAAATAGCTCCTGTAACAACAACGCAATTAAACATATTGTTTATGTTTGTGTCAACATTTTGAATATTGAGCTAATAAACATTTGGTTTAGAATTCGTCCATGAAAGAAAAAACTCATCAGATTAACCACCCACAAGTTCAGCGGCTTAACGAGGTTCTTGAGCTCAAGAAGTTGACCAAATCAGACATGGCCCGTATTTGTGGCGTCAGTGCTCAGTCGGTCAATAACTGGTTCGTTCGTGGGACAATTGGTAAAAGCTCAGCGATTAAGCTGGCGGATGCGCTTGGGGTGAGCCTTGAGTGGCTGCTTGGCCAAGATGTTGGCGAAAAAGATGGACTGAAGCCGGACGAACAACGCCTGTTGGAACTTTACCGTCAGCTTCCCGAAGAAGAGCAACAGAACATGCTTCGCATCTTTGCACTTCGCCTGAAAGAGCTGGACGAACTATATGATAAATATATGAAAGGCCGGATTCGTTCGCAGGATGATTGAGTACTCCTTTCAGCAATGATTCGTAAAGACCTACTATAAGAAATGGCCCTAAAGTGGCCTTTTTTTATGCCCCTCGAATAACTAGCACATCTTTTGTACTAAGCGCCCATTTCCCGGACTGCCAGCCCGTACCATTTCGTCGAATTTTTTTGCCTCCAAAGAACAAAATTTCACTCTCCAAAAGCACTATTTAAACATTTTGTTTATTTAAAATTACTCATTATGTTGACTAAAGCTTAAACTTTGTGTTTAATCTAACTCACCAAGACGCACTACGAACCACCAAGGCAGGACGCCCACGAAGTAGCCGCCGACGGCATACGAACAGTCGGATGAGGTGGAGAGATTAACGCGCATCAGGTGTAAACGTTCCGCTGGCCGGCGATAAGGCAAACGAGGGTGAGAATGATTGATTTCGCACGCAAACCAGGACGGCAGCAGGCCGTAAAACTGAACTTCTTCGAGGTGATTCTTCGCCGACTGTGCTACCTGCTGGCGCAAAAGGGGAATCCAAATGTGTAACTCAACGAAATGCGGGTACTGCGGCAAGCCGGTTGAACCGGAGAAAGTAGTCAAAAGTACCCTTCTCTATCGCAACGGCTCACAGCTGGCGCGCAAAGAAAAAGAATACTGCTCTGAACGCTGTGCTTCGTACGACCAGATGGCCCACGAGGCATAACGTAAAAGCCGCGCAAGGCGGCCCGTACGTCCGGTGCTCCCGACCAAAGTTACACCGGAAAACTACTTAAAAAACCAAAGTTCACCCAATGGGCGCTATCTCTGGCCCGGGGATCTTACATCCAAAAAAGAGGATCTCACATGGAATTTTTCTTTGTAGTTAAGGCTACGCAGAAATCTGGCAAAGAAGACGCAGTGATTTGGTTCACCGCGAAATCTGAAGCCCGTGCAAACCTGCAGCTCGATGTTGAGCTGGAAGATGCTTGTATTGAAACCGGACGCGGGAAGGATTACGCCAAACCGGTTCGCACCGATTTCCCGGTGTATAACGACCTCCCGGAAGAAAGCACCGTGGATTACACCTGGTGCAAACGCTACGAACTGCAGGACGATGGACGCACCTGGCTGCCAAAGGCTGGTGCTGAGTCTACTGGAGCCATGGACAACACAGAGTCACCGGAAACGTCCGTTAACGTCGAAACTACCGTCGAAAGTATCCCTCTTGAAAACCGCACTCCAGCGGTACGTTTTGCCGTCCACCTGACCAGTGACAAATACCAGTCACACATATCTAAAGAGCAGCAGCTGGCTGCCAGCGAAATGTCACTTGATGAAGGCAACACCTATCTCCAGAAACTGCTACAGGCGAAGAACGATATCCCTGAAGTTGACGAACTCAGCCTGAACGCTGAGTGGAAACTGGTTCAGGCGATTAAGCAGGTATTTGCGCCAGATGAAGAGCACGAAGTAAAGCTACTTGCTGCTTTCATGGCCGACTGGTTGAGAGTAGATGCAGGTGACCGCAATGAGTTAGTTAGAGAGTGGAGAAGCGGAAAGCTTACACTTCTCAAATCAGAAAGCACCAGCAACTCCGACGTTACAACCGATCAGGTTCTGGAACCTGATAACGGTATCCAGATTGACGAGAATGATGACGAAACCACTCGTTATCCAGTCGTTCGTATGCCGTTCCGGAAGCAGCTACTCGCCCAGTTCACAGCCAACGAACTGCGCCACCACTTAACCCGCGAAGAATACGAAGGTATCTGCGCGCTGGAAATGGACACTGACAACAGCTATGTCCAGAACCTGCTGCTGGCGGCAGAAAACTGCGAAGAGATTAAGGGTTACGACACCAAAGACCTGTGGCGCTATACCGACGCCATTCGCAAGGTGTTCAGCCAGGATAAGCGCCACGAACTCGCTTTGGTTCTCCGTTTTACCAGAATCTGGGCGGCGACTGATTATATTGACCGCGGCATTCTCGTTCGCGAGTGGGTAGCCGGTAATCGCATCAGTAATGTTCAGCGCACTGATTCTGGGACCAACGCAGACGGTGGCTATGTAACGGATCGCGGCGAAGGCGCGCATCACACTCTGGACACCCTCGATCTTGAGATCGCATGCGCCCTACTGCCTATGGACTTCCACCACTTCGAAATTCCTTCGAGCGTGTTACGACGTGCCAAAGAAATCGTGGCGAAGAAAGAAGAACCATGGAAATCATGGAGCGCCATCCTGCGTAATCAGCCCGGCATACTGGCGGTGAACCGTGCGGCAATCTTCAATCTGATCCGTATCGCACCAGAGAACATCCACCACACGCCAGCGGCTCATCTTGAGTTTGTGAATAAAACCATGACGGCTGAGTTTAACTCTGCTGTGGAGTTACTGCCGTTGCCTACCCCTGCAGAGGAGACTGAAGCCCCAGGTGAACAACCGCAGGTTGAAAATCTCGGCAGCGGCGTGTTCTCCATCGATGGCCTGATGGGTGGAAATACCGAACCGGTCGTCAATACCTCCTCAAATGAAGTCGAAAAAACGAAATACACAGCGGAGACCACCAGCGATGTGCAGATGGAAACGGCTAAGCCAGAGAAAGACGAAGATGTTGGTTCGGTACCACCGGGCGAAAGCACTGATGCAGCTAATTCGCAGACAGATTCCGTAGAAGCAGACCAGTTGCAGGAAACAGCAATTGACGTTCAGGAATCGAACCCAGAAGTGGAGTTCCCTGCAGACTTCGAACCTGGCCGATACGAAGGTCTACCGAATGACGTTTATCACGCAGCGAACGGCATCAGCTCAACCCAAGTGAAAGATGCCCGCGTCAGCCTGATGTACTTCAACGCACGCCATGTGGCTAAAGTCATCCCGCGTACAGCATCCAAAGTGCTCGACATGGGAAACCTGGTGCATGCTTTAGCACTGCAGCCTGAAAATCTCGAAGCAGAGTTCAGCGTAGAACCTGAAATCCCAGAGGGTGCTTTCACCACCACCGCAACCCTACGCGAGTTCATCGACACGTACAACTCCAGCCTGCCGGCGCTGCTGAGCGCCGACGAGATTAAAGCGTTGATAGAAAAACATAACGCGACCCTTCCGGCTCCAGTGCCGCTTGGCACCAGCCTGGAAGAAACGGCTCAAAGCTATATGGCTCTCCCTGCTGAGTACCAGCGTATTGAAGAAGGCCAGAAGCAAACGGCAACGGCAATGAAGGCATGCATTAAAGAGTACAACGCCACCCTGCCCGTGCCGGTTAAAACCAGCGGCAGCCGCGATGCGCTACTCGAGCAATTAGCGATCATCAATCCTGATCTGGTGGCACAGGAAGCGCAGAAACCGACGCCGCTGAAAGTCTCCGGCAGCAAAGCAGACATGTTCCAGGCAGTTAAGTCGGTTAAGCCCGATGCCATATTTGCCGACGAACTGCTGGATGCCTGGCGCGACAACCCTGGCGAAAAGATTCTGGTTACCCTCCAGCAGCTGACAACAGCGCGTGCAATTCAATCCGCACTACTGGCGCACCCGACCGCGGGCATGCTGCTGACACATCCAAGCCGCGCCGTAGAAGTGAGCTATTTCGGTTTCGACGACGAAACCGGATTAGAAGTGCGTGTACGCCCTGACCTCGAGATTGAACTGGACGGCGTGCGCATCGGTGCTGACCTGAAAACCATCAGCATGTGGAACGTTAAGCAGGAAAGCCTGCGCGCCAGGCTGCATCGGGAAATCATTGACCGTGACTACCACCTCAGTGCGGCTATGTATTGCGAGACCGCGGCGCTGGACCAGTTCTTCTGGATTTTCGTCAACAAGGACGAGAACTACCACTGGATCGCCATCATCGAGGCGTCAACCGAACTGCTGGAACTGGGGATGCTCGAGTACCGCAAAACGATGCGCGCCATCGCAACCGGATTCGACACGGGCGAATGGCCAGCGCCGATCAATACCGATTACACAGATGAACTGAACGATTTCGACCTGCGCCGCCTCGAAGCGCTGCGCGCTCAGGCTTAAGGGGGATTTATGCATAACACAAACGTTACCGTTGCTGACCAGAACACCGTTATTAACTCCAACGTGGCTTTGTTCGATTCCCAGTATCTGAACGCCATCAGCACGTTCGCGCAGATTATGGCCCAAGGCACCGCTACTGTTCCTAAGCACCTGCAGGGCAATCAAGCCGACTGCATGGCTGTGGCGATGCAAGCGGCACAGTGGCAGATGAATCCCTTTGCCGTGGCGCAGAAGACGCACCTGATTAACGGTGTGCTCGGGTATGAAGCTCAGCTGGTTAATGCCGTCATTTCACGAAGCGGCGTGCTGGCCAGCCGCTTTGAATATGAATGGTACGGGCCATGGGAAAAGGTGGTTGGAAAATTCCACATCCGTAAAGGCGACAAAGGCGAGTACCGCGTCCCGGGCTGGACCCTGGCTGACGAAGCCGGGATCGGCATCATTATCCGCGCAACGCTTAAAGGTGAAGATCAGCCGAGGGAACTTGATTTACAGCTGGCTCAGGCCCGAACCCGAAACTCTACCCTTTGGGCTGACGACCCTCGCCAGCAGCTGGCGTACCTGGCCGTCAAACGCTGGGCGAGACTGTTCTGCCCGGATGTAATTATGGGAGTTTATACCCCGGATGAACTGGATGATCGCCGTGAAGAACGAGAGGTAAACCCAGCACCGGCGCAGCACGTAAGCCTTGCAGACATTTCAGGTGACAACGTCACTACGACTCAAACGGCTCAGGAATCAGCTCAAAACATCGATGCACTTGCTGATGATTTTCGTGACCGCATCGAGGCGGCTCAGGATGTGGATAGCGCTAAAGCTCTGCGCGCAGATATTGAAATCGTGAAAGCAACGCTGGGTTCTGCCCTGTTCACTGAGCTGAAAAACAAGGCCGTGAAACGATATTACTTGGTTGATGCACGGAACAAAGTCGAAGCAGCCATCAATTCCTTGCCACCTTCAGATGAACCCGATGCAGCTGCGCGGTTCGCAGAGGTAGAGCGCGTTCTTGCGTCGTCTAAACGCCATCTGGGCGACGAATTGCATGGTCAGTTCAGCATCACCCTGGCGGATATGAAACCGGAATACGTAGGCTAATGGAGGCGGGAGGGTCAGCCCTCCCGGAAAAGGAATGCAAAATCAGAACTGTGTAAAACATCCAGCAATTCGCTACCACGGCGGTAAGTTCCGTCTGGCTTCATGGATTATCCCACAGATGCCTCAGCACGTTTGCTACGTAGAACCTTTCGGCGGCGCAGCCGGCGTGCTGCTGCAAAAACCTCGAAGCTATGCAGAAGTCTATAACGATCTGGATGGCGAGGTAGTCAACCTGTTTCGCGTGCTGCGAGACGTCGAGATGAACCAACGTCTGCAGGAAGCGTGCATGCTAACACCTTATTCTCGGGACGAATTTTGCGCAGCCCGAGATGCAACAGACGAGCCGATTGAACGTGCCAGGCGCATGATTGTTCGCGCCAGCATGGGCTTCGGTTCAGCAGCAGGAATCGGTGGTAATTCCGGCTTCCGTAGTGACAGCAAAAGGAAATATGCGACAGCGGCACATCTTTGGGTCCGTTATCCGGAAAATTTGGCAGCAGTAGGTCAGCGCCTCCAGGGGGTCATTATCGAGAATAAAGATGCTCTGGCAGTAATGCACGCCCATGATACTGAAACCACACTGCACTACATCGATCCACCTTATGTACTTGAAACCCGTGTAAAGGGTAACCGCTATTACAGACATGAAATGACTATAGAGGAGCACGTGCATTTGCTCTCAGCGGCAAGAGCGATGCTCGGAATGGTGATGATCAGTGGCTACGACACTGAACTGTATAACGACATGTTAAACGGTTGGGCAAAGCTTACAAAAGGAGCACGCATCAGCGCTGGGCGTGGCACAAAAGTTCGTACTGAATGCTTATGGATTAATCCGCAGGCGCAACAAGCGGAGCGTGCAGTATGAAACTGATTAATCGAGGCAGTAAGCAATCCCCTTTGGCTCGCCAGGCATGTGAAATCGCACTCGCAGCCCACCAGCGGAGATATGGTGACTACGGGCGCAGCAAGATGAAAGAGACCTATACGGTGAGAGTGGAAGGCGTGAAGGTCTGGGTCGAGGTAGTGAACTGTAAGGCAAGCTACGTGGCCACAGCAATGACTGGCATGCGCCGACTACGCTCCCTGCCCGGCCAGGCAAACTGAAACTGAAATATCAACAACTACGGACCGGCATATCTATACTCATGCCGGTTACCTGAGGTGAACCATGTCGCAGGTAATTTTTAACGAAGAATGGGTTGTTGGCGCAAGGCTCACAGAAAAAACAGGCCTGACCGAACGACAGATTGAGAAGTATCGCCAGGGCTGTTGGGTGGAAGGTGTCCATTTTAAACGAGTATCTCCTTCTGGAGAAAAAACCTTGCGTGGCACAACCTGGTATAACTATCCGAGAATTAATCAGTTAATAAGGGATGCGTAAGATGTCAGCTTTGCCTACGGGTGTCGAAATCAGAAACAATAAGATTTGTATCTGGTTTATGTACCGGGGAAAGCGTTGCCGAGAAATTCTAAAAGGTTGGATTAACACCCCGGCGAACATCAAAAAAGCAGGGAATCTTCGGGCTGTGATCGTTAGCGAGATCAACCTTGGAGAGTTTGATTACCACCAGCGCTTTCCTTCATCATCCAGAGCAAAAAAAACCGTAACCACTGTTTCAGTTCAAACCTTTTCAGAGCTGTGTGAACTGTGGACGAGCATTAAAGAAACCGAAATTAGCGCGAATACGATGCGTAAGACGCGCTCACAACTGGGTACGTTAATGCACATCATTAACGGAGATACGCCTGTTTCAACTATACGCCACAGCGACATTCTTAAATACAGGAAGGAGTTGTTGAATGGTGAGACACTTTACCTGACAAATCCCAGAAGCAACAAACAGGGACGCACTGTGCGTACAGTGAACAACTACATATCGCTACTGTGCTCCCTTCTTCGATTTGCACACAAATCTGGATTTATCAGTGGCAAGCCCTTTGAAGGGATCAAGAAACTACACAAAGGGAAAGTAAAACCGGATCCTTTAACGAAGCAGGAGTTTAGTTTGCTTGCGGAATCCGAGCGTGGCCAAAGCCTCAACATGTGGACGTTCGCAGTTTATACTGGTGTCCGTCATGGAGAGCTCGCAGCTCTTGCCTGGGAAGATATCGACTGGGAAAAAGGTACGGCTCATATACAGCGCAATCTTAATGCATTAGGAATGTTCGTCCCGCCTAAAACCGATGCAGGTGATCGAGTTATCACGTTATTAGAGCCAGCACTAGAGGCCTTGAAGGCACAGCGTACACTGACTTCGGTACAGCCAAAAACCGAGATTGTTTTTCATCATCGTGAGTATGGTGCGATGGAATATCAAAAACTGCGATTTGTTTTCATGCCCAGGATGCGCAAGGGCAAACAGAAAGCCTACTACTCTTTATCGAGTATCGGCTCCAGATTTAACGCAGCTGTAAAACGTGCTGGTATTCGCCGCCGGAATCCGTACCATACGCGGCATACTTTTGCCTGCTGGCTTTTATCTGCCGGCGCTAACCCGTCTTTCATAGCTAGCCAGATGGGGCATGAAAACGCGCAAATGGTTTATGAAGTCTACGGTGCGTGGATTGAAGAAATGAATGGCGAACAGGTGCTGATGCTTAACGATAAGCTCGCACGCTGA